CCTTCTTTTGCATTATTAGTTTCCCTCAAATACTTATCAAATATCAATGTTTTTACCTCCTTATCTCTAAGTTTTGACAACTTGTCTTCACATTTTTTATTATCTTCTATTGTCTTTCTTACTTCTATAATTTCCTTCTTGAATTTAATAATCTTTGCACTTTTGTTTTGCATTGTCCATATATCATCCAACACCAATCCAAACAACTGAAGCAGCGGTTTCATTATTTGGTTTGTTATATAAAACGAATAATCTATCTGCAAATTATTGTCTTTTATAAAGTTTGGAGTCTCTATCTTTTCACCTTGTAACGCTTTCTTATTCGGATTGACTATATAAACAAATGGAACTCTATCGCCTGATGTTGGTTTATTGCCCGGCTCTCTTGCTCCAATTCTATCTGCTAAAACTTTGTGTGCAATCTGCTGCGGGTTTTTATAGAATGAACGTAATGATTTTGTAATAATCAGTTTATCAATTGGCACATTTCCATCTACTAATTCTTGCAAACACTTGTCTACATAATCAATTGCCTTTTTAATATTTCGCTCCTTCATAAGAATATCTATTACACCACCATATACATCTTTTACAATTGGCGCATTATCACGTCTCTTTAAGACAATTCCCATCTCTTTTCGCTTGCCTTTATTAGGGTCATGTTCATATAAAATACCAACATAACGCTTCTTTGACAACAAACAGAAAGGCAAGAATGTTTTCTCGTATTCAAAATCATGAGGTTGCTTTAAGAATTTTGACACGTTATGACACGCTTCTTTTGCAATTTCAATAGACAATTCAAGCGCCTTGTGACCTATAATTTTTTCGCCAGTGTCTTTATCTTGTAGGTTGAATGTGAAGAATACTGAGTCCGTATCTCCGTATACATACTCGGCTTTGGTCTTAACTTTTCCATGTTTTGTATCAACTATTGCGTCTCCGTAACATTCTTCTACAACGCGTTTTGCATACGTAAGCAATAAGCGACCAGTCGCAGTCGTTGACGCAGCAATATCTGGCTCATAAAATGTGCTCGTTTTGGCGCCTAACTGACCATATAATGAATTAGCTGTTACTTTATAAGCCAATTGACGCTTATCTAGAACATTCTTAATAAAATCATCCTTTTCCAAGGGCATCAACTTACGTGTATCCTTACGCGCTTTCAACAATTCCTGTAAAATAGATGGCATAATTGCCTTTTCTAAGACTTTAGTCGAATCATTGATTGTCTCTAATGGTTGCGCAAATCGACACAATTTATATCCTGAACGCACCTTTTCAAATCGCGCTTTTGCGCTCTTTCTAATATATCTAAATGTATCAAATTTTATATCTACATATTCATAACCAGGCAGATTATCGTATAAATATTCACCAGTTGAGTTCTTTTGTCCGGTTTCTGTGACCAAATTGCCCGCCAAATCATAAATCTTTGTCCATACTTTACTACTAGGACATAAATTCTCTGACAACATTGAACTTGGATATAATGATGCAAAGTCACCGACTGCAATTGGATTATCTAAATATAACCCGCATTTTGGCTCTAAAACAATAGCACCTTCAAAACCATCATTTTTTGAACCCTTATTAATCACCGGCATTAAAACACCTTTTTCTCTGCATTTCTTTGCAACATAACTTGTCAACTTAATGCCTTGACCTCTGAAAATTAAGAAACTCATTGGCACACTACATAACTTTGCCATTTCAACTAAGTCTGTAACTACATCCACCTTTGCAAACAAATGCTGCACTAAATTGCAATCCTGAATACAATACTTCGCAATAACTGCTCGCGCAGTAGGTCCCTCATTTGTCATTCTGAATATATCTTTGGGTGACACATCATCCTTTGCTAGACCCCACTTGACTGACTTTGCTTGCGGATTTTCATGCCCTTGAACTTCAAACCAACCTTCGGCTTTATTTACTTGTGTAACTATAAACTTTGCCCCATCTTTGTAATAATCTGATGAATGATTTATTTCCTCAAAATGTATATAACTTTCCACTTGTAGCCCAGTCATGTTAGTTGTCGAAATTCGAGTATTGCCTGACTCTAATTGTTCTAACTTATTCACATAATCGCCAATAAAATGGCCGCCTACATAATCCAGTTTATAAGAAGTTAAGTTCTCAGTTCTCCTGAACCAATTTAACATATCAACTTGCAGACGACCATTCATTTTAATAATTGACAAATCGTATGTTCCAGAAGCCAATGTAATACTACTCTTATCTATTTCCATCTTTTGCGTTTTGTAATCAATTGTTGCACATAATTCATCTTTATTTCGCGATAATCGTAGGAATTCTTCTACACAACCCAACTCTTGTGACCTACGAAACATAAACTCATAATCAAAACTAAATATATTATAACCAATTACAATATCAGGATTCTCACGCTGAACCAGACTTGTCCAGGCATTTAGAACCTCCTTCTCCGAATTATAAGTTTCTATTTGCGAATTATCAACCTTTCCTTCTAATGAATCGCATGAATTTAACGCAATGCAGTGGTTAAGGTAAGGTTCTTTCTCACCATATCTAACAAAAGTGGAACCAATAAATGTTACTTTATCGCCTTCTAATGGTGGGAAATTGTTGCGCAATGATAATATAAGTTCAGTTATCTTACCTTCACGTTCAAATTTCTTATCACATAATATATCCACAATTGTTGATTGTTTGTTTTTATATGATTCTGTTGTAAAGACCTTGAAATACTTTGGCTCTTCACTTTCTTCTATATCTGCGTCAGAATCCGACGCATTGTCATCATCGTTATCATTATCATCTTCTGGTTTATCTTCTGTTTTATCCTTTGTTATAAATGCCTTATTTGCGTTTTCAAATAATGTCTCTATTAAATGGTCTTCATTATTAGTCTGTCTATCTCTAATCTTTGTTTTTAACCATTCCTCAATTCTTGGTTCCAATTCAGCGGCGGTTAAGGGTTTACCCTTGGGATATACTAAATCAATTTGTGGCATAGGATTCTGAGAATGATTGAACGCAGATTTAATTATATTTGACAAAAGTATCTTACATGATTCAGTTGTAAATTCTGTTGAAGATTTTGCAAAATAATCAACTATATTTGTTGCTAGTTTTTTATATGATTTGATTGGAACTGGAAAGTCACCATGACTACTGCTGGCTTCAATATCAAAACTCATGATTTTATAAGGAACTCGCGTTTCCTTGTCATTCAACGGAATTATATTTTTGTATCCAACTACAAATTCAAAGTCACAACTCGTTGTCTTATTGGAGCCTTTTATTTCAATGGTCTTTTTACAAGGCAATGCGACCCATCCTGACGGACTAATCTCCCGCAAATGAAAGAATCTAAGTAAAGGTGGAATATTCGCTTCATATAATTCAACATGACAATCCTTGAACCAGTAGCCTTGCGGCAATAATGTGCGCTCCTTTTCACCTTCATCATTGATATTATCTTTATACCAAAAATTCTTGACCTTATTATATGCCGGAACATTTGCAAACTTAATCATAATAAAACGATGTAACTTACCTGCATCAAATTCATATAATTTCTTTTTTTCAATAAGTTTGCACTCTACAATTGAGTTCTCGTAATACTTGCCAACCTTTGCCTTTAAATGCGTTGCAAACTGGTCCTTTACACTCTTAGACCATTTGTCACCCACTTTCAAGTAGAAGAAAGGTTGGTAATCTTCAACTAATATAGATGCTTTTTCACCTTGCTCATTGATGCCAAACATTTGTATTGCAAATGTTGCATTGTCTTTATTGAAACCGCCGTTGTCTTCATCAGAATCTTCTTTAGGACCCTTGCTGTTATACACGTTGAATTCAAATAATTTAAAAGTTCTATCTAATGCTGTTGCCATTTTATCTTTGTATTTATAATAACAATTTCCTTTGTTATTTTTAATTCAATTTTTATTGAGTATTACTTTTGAAATAATAGGCACACGATTTGTTATTTTAAATGGAAAATAATCATCATAACTATTTATTGATCTCCAAATAATATATTCTAAATAGTTTGAAGGACTTCCGGTTTTTCCATATTTTATGCATTCTGATTTTTTCTTGAAACAATCTACTATTTTTTTTTCAGATATTTTTTCATTGGGATGATGAACAATAAGAGGAATATAAAATTTATCTGGAATTTCATTTGTATATTTTACTTTTGGATAAAATGCTTTAATTACAGCCACCACCCTTCTGTTATCTTTTAATTGAAATTTATCCATTTTCTTCAAATATATAGCTTTTGGAACCTTGTGGTTAAGAAAACTAATTTGATTAGTGTTTTTATAGTGTTGTTTAATGTGTTTAGAATAATCACTTATACTTTCACCATTAGATAAATTTTTATATACTTTACTTTGTGAAAATATTACTTTATTTAATGGAATGTACATATAAAGTGGATATTTGTCAGTTAGATTATTTAAAATTTCTTGGTTATATGGAATAAATTCTTTTTTATTAAAATACCATATGCAGTAAATTATTATTAAAATTGTTAAAATACATACACATATATATAATTTATTTTTCATTTATATATATGTATTAGAATAATTTTGTAGCATTTATAGGCTAAAATTCATATACATTTGATTACCCACTTTTTTAATATTTTTCTTCGTTCTTGGCTTTCTAATCCTTTTTGGTTTATTCCCCTTTGTTTGCTTTCCGCCGCCTTTTTTTACGTTTTCTGGTACACTTCCTGCTGCTGTTTCTGGTACACTTCCTGCTGCTGTTTCTGGTACACCTCCTGCTGGCACTTCTGGTACTTTAGACATCAATTCTATGCCAGCACTTTCATCTTTTACTTTATCTGCCACATTTGCAGTCATTGCATCTCCGCCTTTTTCAATTGCGTTTTCCACAAGTATTGGTATTTCTTTTGATATATCCGTTACTTTTTTTCCCAATTCTTCACCAGTTTTAACCACGATTCTAGTAAGTCCTTGAGAAGCCATCCATCCAAACACTCCTAATCCTAATATTAATACTCCCTCAATTCCTGTAACAATCCATAAACCAGTGGTAGACATTTTATTTACTATATAATAAATATATTAAATAATTTATTAAATTACATTCTTCGTTTCCTATAAAGCGTCTTAGACTTATTATATTTTTTTGAAGATTTATTTTTGTCATGTTTCTTAGTTCCTTTATGCTTTTTATTAATGTTAGTTTTAGTTTTCTTATTTGGCATTCGACTATTACTATCTATCAATTCCATTTTAGAGACATTGCCTTCAATCCAGTTCATAAAACAATCCGTATTGCGCGACTTATCATTAATAGAACTTTCCTCAAATTTCTCTATTTTATTTCCATTTTGCGAAACATAAATCATTGTAGGAAAACTATTTGGCTGTGGTATTTTATGAATTAGGTGAACAACATCTTTATTTATATCGGCAACAACTAATTTATGATTTTTCAAATATTGATACCCTAAAGTCTTTTCTAATGCAGCCCATTCAGGACGCGTTGCATTACAAGGTCCACACCCTTCCATATAAATAAGCATAAACACATGAGAGCCATTATCAATATGTTTATTTAGTTTAGCAACTGCTGCTGCATTATTAACGTGCAATATATACATTCTATAATATATGCAAATAAATAAAGGTGGAAAATATTATGTTAATTATATATATATTAATGTCAACAAATAATACTATATTAACAATATTAATCATAATTGTATTTTTAGGTAGTTTGTATTTTTATTTATATACCGACACTTCTAAATTGTATGTTAGAGAAGGTTTAACAAGCATGAATGGTGAGAATCGTTGTCCTAATATTTTAATACAAAAGGGTCCAAAATATTATTTATATAATTCAAATATTGCTCAGGTTCCAGGAGTAAATCCCATTGAGTTTAATAATTTAGAAGAATATACAGAGTTTTTGGATTGGCAACGCGGCGCTGGAATTAGATGTCCGGTTTTGTATGTTCAAAATACATATGACATCCAAGGTAATCGTGTTTACAAAGTTAGACCAAGCACTACGGAGCCACAAGGCGGCTTGCCGCCTACAACTCCTGTGCCATTGCCACTGAAATTTACACCACTTGTAGACGCAACTCAATCAGACGGGGTTTATAACAAAAATGGATATCCAGCATTTGATCAATCGTCTTTTTATGTAGGAGCTTTAACACCTTTAGATCAAATAAAGAATTCGGATGCAAATTTGTTATATAGTGATAATGCGATGGATCCAAATTGGGGTGGAGCTAAATATACAGATGCTTTAGTAGAGGCCGGTTATTATAAAGGCAATGAAGTGAATATTGCAGTAGCTTAAATATTTAGTAAAATTTTTAATAAATAAATAATTAATATATTATTTATTTTGCTTTCAATACTATAATGCTTTCAATACTATAATGCTTTCAATACTATAATGCTTTCAATACTATAATGCTTTCAATATTATTGCTTACCCAAGTTTGCTACCACATCATTTAAAGATTGCTTTGAATTAAATAAAGTATTTAATTCGCCTAGTTTGCTCATAATGACATCTGGTTCATCTTCTGGATAAATTGAATTCATTTTCATAACCATCATTTTATTAATAATATCATGTAATGTAACACCAGTTTGCTCATAATTCTTTTTATATTCGGGATTACTAGCTAAAACCTTATTACCTAAGAATTCATGTTTTTCAGTTAATTTGTCTAAATGTGTTTTAGATTTGCTTGCTAATGTGTCTTCTGCCATATTTGTTAGTCCTTCCATTTTTTTAGGTTGTTTATCTGTAAAATAACCATTTATCATTATTAAAATTAATATAATGCCAAAAACACCTAAATAAATAAAATTTGTCTCCTTCATTTATATATATTAGTTTTTATTTCCTAGATATTTTACAATAGTTGCAATTGATGTTTTACTTATTTTTCTAGATTTTCCGTTGGCATCAGTTGTACATAGATTATTTAAACATTGTGGGTCATCTTGAATGCATTTAACAAGGTTAGGTAAAAACTTAAATTTAGCCATAATTGTTAGTGCAGTTACTGAACTGATGCCTGGAATTTGACATAACATTATTTCACCAATGTTATCTTCGGTTATATTATCCTTCTTAACTTTTTTAATTACAGAGCAATATTCTTTACTTGCATTTGCATTAGAGATTGCATCTGCATTTTCTTCCGAATTTATTACAATACTTGATTCAGATGCAGATAACAAATGTTGGCTAAAATATGGTTGTTTATTTGTATCTTTGCCTATTTTATAAGCCATATTGCATAAAATGAACGCAGTCTCATCCATGCTTGTGGAACGCATTAGTGAAAACCCTTTATAATAGTTGATTGAAAACATCGCTGAATAAAGTGTCTGTTTATCTATTCGCTCCTTAAATGAATTGAATTTTGATAAATCTCCCTCTATTAAATAGACAATATTATGATTGTGATGTGGTAGCCCATTTAGTCGATATGATTGCTCTTCATAACGCCCATCTTTTATACTTGCGGCTAAATCAGATAACGATTTGCGTTCCACTATAACATTATCGATTATACCATTGTTAATAATAATATCACCTAAAGGCAATGGACAGACTTCAATCTTTAAATCCTTGAATGCCGGCACAGCAACTAACAAATTTTCACACTTCTTAATTAATTCATGTTCTCTTGTATCGATTTTAATAATCATTATAATAATTTAATAAGTATGTTATTAAATTATTTTTTTGCAATATACTTAATTGCTAAACCCTTTACTAAATCCTTTACTAAATCCTTTATTAAAAGTTTTAATAACTTCTAATAGCTCTTAAAGCAGATTGAGAAGGATTAGAAAAGTTACCCTTGCAGACTAAGAATAATTGGGATTGTGTCGCGCCTGTAAGACGGAGATATTTACCATAAGGACCAACTTGTGGTGCAAGACCTCCCTTCTTCGGGCCACCGCAAGTAGGAAGATTTACAATAGATGCAGCATTGCGAGCCATTTTTGACGAGTTCATTAAAACCATGATATATAATACAAAAACATTATTATTTTTTATAAATGACAATTATTATTCTAAATATTTAAAAATAAAACCACCAGCTGTTTTTCTATGGTTAATAATTACACCACCAATGTTAGATTTTCCTATATTTAACTCTTTACTTGCTTCTATAATAGAATTAAACTCCTTAAGTTTATTCATTTCTAAATCATATTGAACAATTTTTCTAGTATAATTATTTCCTAATCCAATTTTAAATTTATGTATTTGATTTTCTTTATTTGTAACCCATTCTAAATTACTAACTGAGTTATTCAACTTATTTCCATCAATATGATTTACTTGTTCTTTATTTTCTGGATTATCAATAAATGTTACTGCTATAATGCGATGTAATCTATAAGTAATATTATCTATTGCAATGACATAATATCCTGATAAACATGGTTTGGCATTTTTAGAAATAATGCCTGATGAATTTTTAAATCTGCCTAAATTTGATACATAATATGTTTTGATTGTGTTGTCATTAATTATAACTTGTTTCCAATTTTCACCTTCTAAATCATCATTATCATTTAATAGTTCCCATTTATAACCATATGATGATTTTGCTAAACCATTAATGCAATTGCCTATAGAATTTCTACCATTATGAGTATTCTTTGTAAGATTATTATTAAATGCCCATATAGCAGCATCTTCAATAGAATTATATTGTTCTAAAACTTCATCTGTGTTGCTATCTATTCGATTTAGTTGTTTATTTTTATTAGTTTTTATTTTACTATTTTGACAACGATGTATATTATTTTCCTTTCTCGTCATCCATTCTAAATTAGAAACCTTGTTATTTCCTTTATTTTTGTCTTTATGATTTACATCACTTTTATTTTCTGGATTTTCAATAAATGCCATTGCAACTAATCTGTGAATTTTAAATGACTTATCTTTACCATTATGTCTCAAAGATATACATTTATACCCATCATTATGAGGTATTCTTAATAATTTATTAGTAATTATATTTTTGACATTACCATAGTTGCTTATATCATAATTAGGAAAGTCTGTTATTGTCTTCCAAGTTTCGTTCATTTTAGTATATGGTATATATTATGCATGTAAAACAGCATCTAAGTTGTTTTCAAAGTATATTTTAAACGGCACAAATATACATTTTAAAACAACTTAAACATTTGTTATCATAATATGATAAGAATACAATGACAGACACAAAACTAGACGACGATATTATTAGGACCGAAGATGGTCTCATTTTCAACCCATATAATCCATTGAACACTGAGATTACATTGAGCGATGTTCAATCTATTCTTACTCGATATGGATTGCCAACTAAGGTGAATAATATGGAATTTTATAGACGAGCATTTATTCATAGGTCTTATACAAAGCGTCCACAATTAGAGAATTTGCAACAGAATATTACAATAGCAGATAGACCTTTGGATTGCTTACCTTTAAGCAGCAAGTCAAATGAACGTCTGGAATATATTGGTGATGGTGTTTTGGAGCTAACAACAAAATACGAATTGTATCGACGCTTTCCAAAGGAAGATGAGGGATTCATGACTGAAAAGAAGATTGCAATTGTAAAGAATGAAAATATTGGCAAAATTGCTTACGAGATGGGACTACATAAGTGGTTAATTATTTCTAGGAACGCCGAAGAGAAGAAGATTCGAACCAATCTTAAGAAGCTGGGTTGCCTATTTGAGGCATTTGTTGGCGCATTGTTTCATGATTACAACAAGATGGGTATAAAGGATGAAGATGGCTGGTTTACCAATTTCTTTTCTTGCGGACCGGGGTTTCAAATGGCTCAGAAATTTATTGAGAATGTATTTAAGAAACATGTTAATTGGATTGAATTAATTCAAAATGATGATAATTACAAGAATATTCTACAGGTTAAAATACAAAAGGAATTCAAAGTAACACCGCATTATGTTGAAATAGAGCATGAAATTGATGACGGATATAAGATGGGGGTTTATCTTTGTTTAGGTCAACAAATACATAATGCAAAAATACACGATGCTATTAAAATTACTGATATAAAGACATTCAAGGCAATACAAGAACATTTTACAAGACATGGCAAGATATTTGTATTTATGGGAGAGGGTCAACATAAAATTAAGAGAAAGGCGGAGCAAATGGCCTGTATGGAGGCAATCAATTTCATTAAACTTCACAATGATATAAGTGTAAGTGTAAATGTAAATGAATCTAATGTAATTAGCGCAAATAATTATGATAATGATGATAGCGAATAATAATTTAAGAAAAGATGCAAAAATTTATATATTGAAATTATATAAGTAATGAACACTTTAGAAACATTAAAAGGAATGCTTAGAAAAAAAGACAATGTTATTGCAAATGAAGGAGTTAAAGTTGTACTTATTGGAACTAAAGAAGGAGGACCTAAACCTGTTGCATCCGATGTAAAAATAGTGTTTGAACCTGATAGTGGACAAAAAGCCATTGAATTTTTGGAGACAATAAAACAAAATCAAATGTCTAATGTATCCATTAAATTTCCCAAACCAAAAGAAGCATCAAAGGCACCTGTTATTATTGATACGCCAACAAAAATTGCAAAACTTAAGGGCAAGGTTGGTTTGGCTCAAGATGTAGCTCAAAAAGAAGTATTATTGCCTGAAGGGGGTCCTCGATTAGGTTCAGAGGCATTACCAAAACAAGGAGATATAGGAGTTGTTGTGCCAAGAATGAAGGTTGCAACTAAACGCGTGCCTACAAATATTATTCCGTTGGGACCAGAAGCTAATATTGTAATTGGTGACGCATCTATATTAACACGATTGCCTCGACCTCCCGAATTTAATGTTGCTGCTCCTACTTATTATATGAATAATCGCGAAATATTTGTTAATTTTGTTAATGGTCTATTTAACGAATATAAAGAAGAAATGGAAGACGAAAGTAAAAATATATCATGCGAAGATATTGGTAAGGATACAGGTGAAGTTGGGTTGTTAATACATCAAAAAATTGTGAGGGATTATATTAATCTTTATACTCCATACAGAGGTCTTTTATTGTTTCATGGGTTAGGTTCAGGCAAAACCTGTAGTTCAATTGCAATTGCTGAGGGCATTAAAAGTGGTGGTAAACAGGTAATTATAATGACCCCCGCATCTCTTCAACGTAACTATTTAGAAGAACTCAAAAAATGTGGTGACAAAATTTATAGAAAAAATCAGTTCTGGGAATGGATTCCTATTGAAAATGATGAAAAAATGGCAAATACATTGTCAGTTGCACTTGGTTTCAATTCAATTGATTATATTAGACGCAAAAAAGGCGCATGGCTAACTAATGTTACAAAACCAAGCAATTACAATGATTTATCTACAACTGATAAGAAGGGGTTGAATGACCAACTTGATGAAATGATAAGACAGAAGTATCGGTTTATTAACTATAATGGTTTGCGAAGAAATAGTTTTAAAATGATGACGGATGATTTCAAAAATAATATATTTGATAATGCAATTGTTATTATTGATGAAGCGCATAATTTAATTAGTAGAATAGTAAATAAAATCAATAAAAAGAGCAAATTTTCACAAAGAAATAAAAAAGACACAAATACATTAGCAGCTGAACCATTAGCAATACAAATTTATGATTATTTAATGCGAGCCGATAATTGCCGTGTTGTTCTATTAACTGGTACCCCAATTATTAATTATCCAAATGAAATCGCAGTGCTATTTAACATTTTAAGAGGTTATATAAAAACTTGGCATTTACCATTAATTATTGAGGGTAGTCAAAAAGTAACAAAAGAGTCGCTTATGGCCATTTTATCAAATAATAAAAATATGGATTACATTGATTATGATAAGAGTTCAAAAAGATTAACAATCACTCGAAACCCATTTGGCTTTGAAAGCCTTATTACAGAGAGAAATGGATATCAAGGTGTAACGAATGAAAAGAAAGAGAAAAAAGATGCAACAGGTAAAATAATTGTAAACGAAAGAGGCATGATAAGTGATGCTGATTTTTTGAAAGCGATTGATTGGAAGTTAAATGCTAGTGATATTAAAATAAATAAAACGGGAATTGAATATGAAGTTTATACTGCATTACCAGACACATTAGAAGAATTTAATAATAATTTTATTAATAGAGATACTGGAAATGTTGTTAATATTGAAAAGTTTAAAAGAAGAATAATGGGATTAACCTCTTATTTTAGAAGCGCACAAGAAGATTTGTTGCCTCGTTATGATAAGAACTTTGATAAACATCCTGTTTTTATTCCTATGAGTGATTATCAATTCAATAAATATGAAGAATATCGTCACGAAGAAAGAAAATCTGAAAAAGTCAGAAAGGGTGCTAAGCCTGCGGGTGACGAGGCTCTAAAGGAGCCATCATCAACATATCGTATTTTTTCACGTTTGGTCTGCAACTTTGCGATGCCGTCTCCACCTGGTCGACCGATACCAAAAGCATTTAGAAAGAGTGTTAACCGGTTGGCTACATATGGACCTGATGGTAAGGTAACAGACGTAACATATGTTACTACTAGAGGAAATAAGATAGTTGATGAAAAAAAGGGTGATTTAACTATTGAAAATGAGATAGACAAGAGATTCCAAAAAGCAATTGCGAATCAATGGAATAACAGGGAATCAGATAAAGACGTTGTTCCACCGGTTACAAATAAAAAAGATTTAGAAAAGGCTAAGAAGGCTTTAGAGAAGGCAGCTGAAGATGCTAGAAAACAATTAGAAAAGGAACAAAAGGCTTTAGAAAAGGCAGAAGAGAAGGCACAAAAGGTGTTGGAAAAGGCAGAAGAAAAGGAGCGAAAAAAGGCAGAAAAGAAAGCTTCAAAGAAGGGTGGTGCTGGTTCAGATGATGGACTAGAAAAAGTGATTTGGAGCGGTGATGAAGAAGACGAAGACGAAGACGATGAATCAGATAACGAAGAGTTAATGTTGGAAAAGGCTGAGGCTAAAGAAGACGAGGGAGAAGAAGAAGAAGAAGATGAAGGTGGTCCAAATGACCCAAGAAGAGAAGACGAAGTTATAGAAATTGAAGGCATTAAAGATGTGGATGCAAGAGATAGAGAATTTGATGAATTAGAAGGTGATGAAATATTGGAATCTTTTGGTGATGTAGAATATAAAACTGCAATAGCGCAAGCATATGCTGTTATTAAAAAGTACAAATCGGAATTCTTAACGCCTGAAAAACTAGAAATATATAGTCCAAAATTTCTTAAGATGTTAGAAAACATTGAAAATCCGGAATACAGAGGTCTTCATCTTGTATATAGTCAGTTTAGGTCTATGGAAGGAATTGGTATATTTGCATTGGTTTTAGAAGCAAATGGATATGCTCATTTTAAAATTAAAAAAACTGGACTTGATGGTTGGGAAATTAATATGAGCGAAGAGGATATGGGCAAACCCACATATGCTTTGTACACTGGTACAGAAGAAGCAGATGAAAGAGAAATCTTGCGTAATATTTATAATGGAGCATGGGATAACATTCCCAATAATATTGCCGAACAATTAAGACGTAGAAGTGCCAATAATGATATGGGTGAAATTATTAAGGTGTTAATGATTACATCGGCCGGTTCAGAAGGTATTAATTTGCGTAATACAAGATATGTTCATATAATGGAACCATATTGGCATCCAGTGCGAGCCGAACAGGTCATTGGTCGTGCCAGACGTATTTGTAGTCACAAAGACTTGCCACATGAATTGCAAACTGTAGAAGTGTTTATATATATAATGGTTTTTACACAACAACAATTGGATAGTGATAATGCTATTGAATTGCGTATTAAGGCCCAAGATAGAGGAAAAATAGCACCTTATCCAATCCAAACATCAGATGAAAAATTGTATGAAATTTCTAATATTAAAGAAAGATTGTCATCGCAACTTTTAGTTGGAATTAAAGAAGCATCAATTGATTGTGCAACATATACAAAGTCAAATTCAAAAGAAGGTCTTGTGTGTCTATCATTTGGTCAGCCAACGGCAAAAGACTTTTCTTTTAACCCGTCACTTTCACAAGATGAAAATGACACAACTGCTGCAATTAATCGCGTTACAATTAACTGGAGGGCAAGAGAATTTCAAGTCAAGGGTAAACAATATATATTACGAGAAGATACACAACAAGTTTATGATTATGAAAGTGTTATGCAAGCTCGACAGATACCAGGATTTGCTCCAATATTATTAGGAAAGATGGTTAAACGCTCAAATGGAGATTTGGAGATTGTCAAAGAACGTCTTTAATCAAAGGTTAAAAGATGCATACTGATTTAATTAAATAAATGTTCTATTATTATTTAATTAAATAATTTTATTCGTTTTTTGTATTTACAATTTTGTTTAAATTGTTTGACATTTGTTCCATCATAGAAAATAATGTATTAACTTTTTGATTCAAATCAGCAATTTGTGATTGTATTGAATTTGTATTTGTATTTGTATTTGTATTTGTATTTGTATTTGTATTTGTATTTGTATTTGTGTCTACCTTTTTAAGTTTATTAAATATATTTGTTGTTATATCTGTTGTTTTATCTATTGGTTTATCTATTGTTGTATTGGATGGTAATTCTTCAATTACAATAGTCATATTATTATCTTCATTAAAAGATACTTTTTTTGACGAATTTATTAATGATGTTTCAACATTTACATATTTATGCTTTCGTTGATTATCATTATTAATAGGTTGTTGTTTTTCAACTCTTACTGATGTGTCATTTGACTTTAACCAATCATCTGAATTAATACTATTATTTGTATTTGTATTTGTATTTGTATGTATTTGTTCAATATCAAAATTTCGTTTTGCAATCGTTTCAGCAATAAGAGCTTCCATTTCTTTAATTTTACTATTTTCTGCTTTATCTGAAAAATCAACCTCTTTGGGTTTTTTTATTGCTACCAAATCTTCAAAGTCACTGCGTCGTTGGTTTACTTGTTTTTCAAAATCAGTTTGCCTTGCATTGTGTATATCTTCGACTTTATATGGCTCTTCAATTGTCTCATTACTTATATTAATCAATTTCATTTGCTTTTCTTGTTGTAAATTTGGAAATAGACGATTTACAGCAGTAAGAACTTGGCTTAAAAATAATTTATTTAAATTCAATAACCCAGAAGTTACATTTGCGCGAGCTAAAAAGGGGTTTATATTACTTTCAAATACTGCTCTAATATTAGTCATCATGGTCTTATTTTCCTGGTTTATATTTATTTCATCTAACAAAACCTCCCAAAGCATACTAATGTTTTTTTTAATTGTAAATTGTTGCAAATTGTTCATTGATGCGTATAATATAAAATACTAACGGATTTTTTATGTTATTATTTTACTTATGTATTATTTTCTTATAAATTGTCATTATAATATACTTTTCTAAATTGTTCCATATATTTATCTTTGAGCACATGTGTTTTCAAATAATGTCCCGTAATCTTATCTTCTAGCATGTGTATTATAAAAAATAATGCATATATTCCACATTCTGTGTTTTGATATTGATGTTCAATTGGATAATTTTGGTCAAATTTGAAATTGATGCGGTTATTTAATAAAGAATGTCCTTGTTCTATAACATTATTAATAAATTTCATTACTTGATTCGATGCTTTATTTCCTGCACTATCAAAGAAGAAAATTTCGCTTTTTTTAATATTAATAAATAATGATATCCAATGTTCTCCGCCTTTGTAATGTGGGTCGGTGTTAAATATTATACCAATTTTTGTCTTGCCCTTTTTAATATGTTCTGCTAAATTGAAATGGCATAATTCTTCCCATACACATTCGCCATATAATTTATGTGTATCATAATCAATTGGAGAAGGTCCTATAAAGTCAAAGCATTTGTATGTTTTCTCAAACTGATTCATCACTTCAATAATATCAACACTAGATAACCATTCGTTGGGATTTTTTTTCCATGTAATAGGTGACACTGGAGAAAATGAATCTAATAATTCGTCTTCCATTTTTGTCCCTTTTACCATCTGTCTTATCCAACATGACTCCTTATTGCAAATATTAGCGTAATAATTCTTAAGCATATTCCATATTTCTTTGGAGTCATTTGTTGTAATTGGCTTGTCTGGATGTCTTGCATTCCAGACATTGCGAAGTTTATGTAAATCATCGTCTGTATAACAAGTGTATTCTTTTACTTCATTTTTCTTTTTTGGACTACAATTTAAACTAACAAATGGCTTAATATTTGATGGCATTTCTTTTTCTTGAAATACCAGCTGATTTGATTTATTTTTTGCCTTTTTTATATATTTGTGACTTTTATGATGTTTCCGTTTTGTATGTTTCTGTTTTATTTTTTTATTTCTTTTTGTCCTCATATAAATTAGTTATATTTTTTCTTTTTAGAATTATTATAATTAGATATATTTAACATGTCATCTTTCTTACCAGAAATAATTTGATTTTGTTTGTAATTACATCTTACTTTAGTAAACCAGTCTAATGGCAAATGTTGGATATTGTCAACTCCTTCTGAATGGATTGGTTTGCCAGCCTTTTTAAATACTTTTTGTGGCTTTTTCTCTTCTATTTCTTCTATTGCTTCTTCATCTTTATATCCTTCGCTCTCTTCTTCTTCTTCTATTGCTTCTATTTCATCTATTGCTTCTATTTCATCATCTTCATCTTCTTCATCATCTTCATCTTCTTCTTGTGCATTTGCGGAACATTCCTCAGAACATTCTTTATCATTGGCTAAATTATCCGCTTTTATTTTTAAATAATAAATACTTTTTTCGATAAAATATGAAAAACTATTCTTTACTTCTTGCAAAATATCATCTGGTAAATCATCATTTAAACATTTAGTAAATAATTCATTAATTTGGTCTTTGTAAATTTCCTTATCAGATTTTAATTTGTCCTCTTCCTTTTGTTTTATTTTTTTATTTAACTTATTCAATTGTTGTGAACTAATTAAATAATTTAGTGTAATTTGATTTACAAAGTCCTCTGACATTATTACTTATATTAGTTTAAAATATTATTTATTTGATTATCGAACAAATAATAGTGTTTTCTTTTACACCTTTTCTCATTTCCTCGTTAGTGCCTTTGGCAAACACCGAATTTATAAAAAATATTAGTATAAGTATAAATATAAATATAAATATAGTTGATTATTATTACAAAGACTCTCTAATATCTCATTGCCATTTGACGCCATAATTTAACAAGCATATTGCTAATAAATTTATTAATTTCTTCGTTAGCGCCTATACTTTCAAGTAATTTATTATATTTTTTTTCAAGTTTTGAATCATTCACAAATGATTTATATATATGTATTTTGTATTCGTTATCTGTTAAATCTTGAGTATACATTCCAGATATTTCGCCATTTGCAACACAATGATTTCTTGGTAAATTTTCTAAAAACGACAACGTAACTTTCATATTTTTTAAAACATATCCGCCATAAATGTCACATTTTTCACAAACAATCACACACTCTGGCTCTTTTTTACTTGTTCTACTCTCATTGAGCTCAACGTACATAGTGTTCTTACATCCCGGACACAATTCAATAGATAGTAAAGATTTTATGCTTTTATTAAAAGGGTTTCTATGTCCTTCATATAAACATCTTGTTATACACGCAGTTGATACATATTGGTGTGGTTTTATTTTATATATATAATGTTGAATTGCTTCAAGGTCCTTTATTTTTTCTTCTAATTCTTCGTCGGTTCCCTGAAAATTTTCTCCAGGACAAACCTTTGCAAAATGTCCTTTTTCACCACACTTGTAACAACAATCTGAAACACTTTTAAATTCGTGTTCTAATGATTTGATTTGCCATTCGTCCAACACTATTTTGGTATATGACCCACCGCGAACATTGTCTATGCCATGTTTCATCATATATTTTTTAGTAAGTGTATCTTCTTCAAATTGGTTGTCGGATTGATATTGTTCTATTATGTTTACAGGTTTATACATTGAAGTCCATTCGGAGTCATTCTCGTGTTTATGCTCTTCAAATCGCGTTGAAACATCTCTTAATGTTTTTCCAATATAATATTTACTTGAATCTAACTCTAATGCGTAAATGTTCATTTCTGTAGTTTATAAAATTATAAAATTATAAAATTATAAAATATTATAAATTTAATTTCAATTTTATTTAGAATTATATAAAGTTTACTATACTTAAATATGTTTTGGCATAACCTTTTTACATTTTTTTCGTTTTCGATCGGTGTAATTAAAATGAGCATTTGAAATGTAAAAAGGTGTAATTGAACTAACAAAGTTATTAACAAGTAGTCGGCTTTGTCAGGTCTTTTACTTGTTGTCTTGTCGCATTATTAAACAAGCCAAAACCAACTACATCTGGATTCGGGTTTGGATTAAACATATTAAACTTCTCCTTATTAAACAAATCAGGAAATGGTTGCATAACTGATTTATTATTTTGCCAATTGTATTTATATAAATCGCTCCTACTAGTTGGCACATAAGATGCCTGGCCGCAGTTTTGAATTGCATATATCTGTCCTCGCAAATCAGATTCATGATTGACATTTGATGCAAACCCAGACCAAGGACCAAAATCATTGCCTGGGTTAAATGTGCGCGAAGGATTATATGTCGCCTCTTGTTTTAATGGGACATTTATCGGTTTTCTTAAATCTATTATAGGCATTGTTGCGTATTTAGTTGACACTGCTCTAGCATCTAAATAAGGTTGCAATGGCTGACTTGGTATATTTCGACTATATGTCCTATAATTTGTTATACTGGCTCTATGCGACGCCGGTCCATCATTAAAATCAAGTTCATTCATATTTATATATTTAAATATTATTATTTCTTTTCTTTATTTGTTAAATATATAAATAATGTTTTTTTCAAAAGATTTACACAAATTTCAGGACCAATTGTTTGATTTAATTACATTTTTATCATTTGCCTTGTATTTTGCAATAGCCATTGGACTTTCTGCTAATGCGCCTCAATATTTAACTACTTTACAATATTATACCAAGTTATATGTTGGTCTCTTTTTATTCTGGCGTTTTAATCCATTTAGAAATGTTCGGTTTACTGAATTGGACGGCAAAATTGCCTTCAGTGCCGGTGTATTCTTACTAACAACAACTGCGTTTGAAAATGTCGCATTTTATTATCTAAAGGAACTCAGGGATATTATACTCCTATAAACTATTTATTCATTATTCATTATTTTTTGTACTTTCTTTAATGTTCTATTTTTAACTCGTTTGATTCTCTTTGTTGTCGGTCGTCTATTAAAAAACACCTGAAGATGGTGTAAGATTTTCTTTGACAGCACTTTGTCCACCGCCATCTCTTTTACATCTTTCTCTACATATGTGTAGGCATATCGCTTCATAAATGCTAAAATATACTCCTTCATCGATGTAGGGTCTTCTGCATCAAGCAACTTACTGCCAATAAATCGGTCGACAATGGTGGCAAATGGCAAATCATGTTCGTAAGACTTTATATTAATATAATATATTTTATTGTTGCTCATACCAGGATGATATACATCATCTAAGAAACACACGTCTGTTGTTTCGGGAACTTTAGTACATTTTAACAAATCCTTATGCGTTTTCATATTTGTTGTCCTACAAAGCTCTATTTGTTTTCCATTGATTTTGAACGCACCAATTATTTGGTCAAATAATTTGTAATTTATCTTATCTTCGAAATATGTTTTTATTTGCATTGACCATTCGAATGGACCTTGGTTGTTAGTATAAATCATCAATTTATAACAATGCTTCAACCGCTTCTTCTGCTTTAAATATGTTAGTATATTTATTATATTTGGTCTTAAAAATTCTGGATATAAATCTAATGTTTTATTAAAGAAATCTTGGTTTGCATTAAAATCAATGGAATTATTTTTAATATATGACTTTAATGCATCCCAAAACATTCCAAATTCAGAAAAATATCCTAGTGTTTCATCTAAATCAAATACCACTATTTTGGGGTTACAACTCATAATATATATTACGATATTAATAATACAAAATTTTAATATTGGGTATTATTAATATATAAATGTCCACTGAACTAACAATTGAGGATTTTACAAATATATTGTTATTTTATAAAATGCCCATACCTAAGTCCAAGCGACTTCTTAAAAAACAGGCCGAAAATATCATGTCTGAAAAATTATGTAGATGTTTAAAAAAAGTTCAAATGAAACCTATGCCTGAAGGCAAAGCAATTGGTATTTGCACTAAAACTATATTTAATAATAAAGGATTGACTCGCGGCAAATTCAGATGTCTTAAAAATAGGACTTTGAAATTTAGACGAACTAACAAATAATCAACAATTTTGTTAGTTCATATTTAACTTATAAAGGTTTAAAATCAAAATATTATATCCATTTATTGTAGTTTATAATGACTGACAGATTGAATTATTATGATGTTATTATTGTTGGTGCAGGAATTGCAGGATTATATAGTGCGTTTAATATTAAACAAATGTCTCCGAATACATCATTTATGGTCTTGGAAAAATATAAGAAACAATGGATTGGTGGTCGACTCAATAATGAAGAATTTTACGGAACAACTATTGTTACTGGCGCTGGAATCGGTCGCAAACAGAAAGACCATTTGTTAGTTCAACTTTTAGAAAGATTGAATATTTCTTTTAAAGAATTTGATATTAATATAAATTATGCAATAGATAACCCAGTTAACATTGGCTCTATTATTGCCGACCTACGCAGAGAATATAAGAAACAAGGGGAACCTATTGTAACATTCAAACATTTTGCAAAACCATATTTAGGTGATGCAAAATATAAAGAGTTCATTTTATCTGCTGGTTATACTGATTATGAAAATGAAGATGTTCATCAGACCCTTTATAAATATGGAATGGATGACAATTCTTCTGGTTTAACTGCTCTTGATATACCATGGCATCAATTAATACAAAAATTGGTTCATGAAATTGGCTCACAATATGTGCAAGCATCTAACAATGTTGTTAATATAGTTAAGGTACAAGATAATCCATGTTTATTTGAATTGACGACTGAAAAAGATGTCAAATATTATTCTAGTAAAGTCATTATTGCGACGACAATTTCTGGAATACACAAATTGCTTCCACAATTTAAAATATATAATCAGATTAAATCGCAGCCATTTTTACGATTGTATGCTAAATTTCCAAAAGCATCGGCTGAAATTATGCGGCAAATGGTGCCAACATATACCATTGTTAAGGGTCCTTTGCAGAAGATTATTCCCATTTCTGCAGACAAGGGCGTTTATATGATTGCTTATTCTGATAACAAAAATGCTGAGGCATTAAAAGACAAATTGGATGACCGACAATTCTTTTGTTCTTTGTTGGAGAAGACTTTGAAACTACCAACTAACACATTGCAAATTACCGCGCTTCGAGATTTTTATTGGCCGGTTGGCACTCATTATTACACACCTTTAAAACATACTTTAAGAGGGAAATTCATCGATAATGTACAGCATCCTATGCATGGAATGCTTGTTGTCGGAGAAGTTGTTGCTGCAAATCAAGGGTGGACAGAAGGAGCTTTAGAAAGTGTTACAAAGGTTCTTACTAAACACTGGTTAAGCGCATAATTTTAATTATATAATTTGTTAGTAATTATATAATTTGTTAGTTCATTTTTAATAAATAATTTTTAATACAATTGCTTGTATAAATAATATCCATGATAACCAATTGAAGCCATGCCTAACATTAGCAACATTTCAAAGTATTTTCTAGATGTTTCTAATCCTTTATAACCAATGTATGCTAACAAGGGACCTACAATTAACACGTGAAAATAATTTACCCATGCACTTGTTCCTGCCATAATCTTTTTAAACGCCAAATATGAATGATATATAATTATAAATACTCCTAAACCTAACAAAATTGGAAACATTATCTTTGGTATGTTAGTTGCATTTATTCCAACATACAAAAATAATGGCCCTACAAAAAATATATGGAACAAATGAATAATAGTATGTGCATCAAACTTCATTTTATATAATTATATTTACACAATAATATATTTATTAATATATATTATAAAGAATGAATTTAAAGGGCTTTAAATATTCAAATGTTCAACATAATATGCACGGAGGAAACAAAATAACACATAAGGTTCATATTAAAAATGGCAAAGGATATAAAAGTGTGACACATTTTAGACATAACAATAAAATTCATCATTCAAAAAAACATTTATCATCTTCTGAGATTGGTCTTATTAAAATTGGCAAGTTTATTCCTGGATTATTTAAGGACATTTCCAAGAAAACTAGAAGGCGTTTGCAATAAATTTACTCGTCATCTTCTTCTTCCTCTGCTTCGCTTGCATCTGAATCATCCTCGTCATCGTCATCTTCTTCTTCTAATTTCTTATTTGTATTTGCCCTTGTATTTGCCTTTGTAGTTTTTTTCATCTTTTCTTCCGCTTCTAAATGGTCTAATGCACTTAGAATAACCATCTCCTGTCCCGTCAACTTTTGAAATATTAAAACTTCATCCATTTTAAATGTATAATGACGATGCATAAAATTCTTACAAATAATAATAATACCATCATCGGTTATTTTTATATCACATACTATTCCACAATGCGTTAATGTAATATTATTTGGGTCGACAATTGGAATCCATCGCACAAACATACCACATTTTAGCTCATTTATTTCATCCACATATTTATAGCCTTTTAGTTTTTTTAAATAAAGTATTGTTGTTTCTTTATTTAACATTAATTCCTTTAAAATCTTTAAATTTAACTCCATTATCTTTCGTGTTGTAAAATTTAATATATTTTCATTATCATTGTTATCCAATGCATTTATTAATTTATTATCCATAATAATTTATATATTTAAATAAGTTTAAATATTATTTAAATATAATATTTAAACCAATGGCATTTAGAATTATTTATAAATATTTATCTTGGATTTGTTGCTTTTGCTTCGATGAACCTGATGATGCTAAAAATGAAGGCAATTATGCTAATATGAAAGATGACAACGTCCATGTAAATAATGATTTTTATAGCAATAATAGCTCAAATGGCAGTTATGAACGATATAGTTTAAGTGATGAAGATCAAAATATTACTTATAATCAAATATATAGACAATAATTGCTTTGCAAAGTTGCGTTTAAAAACACTTTTATCAGTTGCGTTTAAAAACGCTTTACCATCCGCCACCAAATGCCGAACCAAATGCCCCACCACCTTCATTTGCAGCCATTACACCACCACTTTGGAATGCTTCTGTTCCCGGTGTTGCAGCGCCAACTAGAGGTGTATTATCTTGTTGATACATGTTATTGAAATCCTGGCTCGGTTGTTGCATCGATGGCAAAGAATTAATTGATGTTGTGCCAGGAGAACTCATCATTGAAGTATTCATTGCTGAGCTTTGACCCTGTGATATAGGTTGCGATACCTTCACATTGCCTTGCCCCTTTTTGCCTTTCTTCTTGGTATCCTTAGGACCTTCCCATAATTCCATTATTCTATCAACAATAATGCTGACCTTTTCACCTAATTTGGTTTGAAGACTCAAAATTATTACCAACATTGCTAAAATAATACTAGTAACATCAAAGTTGGCATACTTAGTTCCACTATAAGTTGGAATAAATGTAATTATGCGGTGAATAATTAGTATTCCCAAAAACATTACAAAAACTTGCCCCAACACTTCCGCTAAAATTTCTATATTTCCCTTTTCATCATCTGCTTCAGGAACAAATCGCTGCATTACTTTGTTCAAAATGACCACAGGAATAAGGGCAATTGTAGCATATTGCACAATATTTATCATATCATTCTTAGAATCATCATTGAAATTAAATACGTGCTTAAAAAAACCAGGTTTTCCATTTGATGACTTTGTTAATTCTTCTAAACTTTCCATATTCCTTATATAGGGTATAATAAGAAATAAAAAAGAAATAAATATTTGTTAAATTATTCAAAATTGTTTATAAGGCAAAACAAGTTAAAAATAAATTAAGTATATGATTTAAATGAGCGAATATACCATTGAAGAGCATTCTAGTTTGTCGGGTTCTAAAAGTAATACTTCTAATAAAGAAGAGGAACAATATTTGAATTTAATTCGCGAAATTTTATTAAAAGGTACTTGGGAAGAAGGGCGCAACGGGCGAACCAAGAGTATCTTTGGCTCCATGATGCGTTTCTCTTTGCAAAATGGTCAGATTCCCATTCTAACCACCAAGAAGACCGCTTGGAAGACTTGTTTGAAAGAGTTGTTATGGTTTATTCGTGGTGACACTGATAATAAGTTACTACAGGAACAAGGCGTTCATATTTGGGATGGCAATACGAGTCGTGAGTTTCTAGATTCAAGAGGCTTAAATCATTATCGTGAGGGACTTATTGGGCCAGGATATGGCTTCCAGTGGAGGCATTTTAATGGAGATTATAATACTTCGACAGGCGGATTTCAAGATGGCGGCAGACGCGGAGTCGACCAATTGCGGCAAATTATTTGCGCATTAAAAGACCCAGCTCAGCGCACCAGTCGGCGCCTCATAATGACTGCATGGAATCCTTTGCAATTGAATGAAATGGCGCTACCTCCGTGCCATATTATGTGCCAATTCAATGTGCATGACGGCAACAAATTGAGTTGTATGATGGTCCAGAGGTCTTGTGATTTTTTTTTAGGAATTCCCTTTAATATCGCATCATATTCGCTCTTGACACATTTGCTGGCCAAACATTGTGGTCTAGAAGCCTATGAATTTATTCATTTTATGGGCAATTGTCATTTATATGAAAATGCTATAGACGCTGCCAAATTGCAAATCCAGAGAGAGCCATTAGCGTTCCCAACTCTTTCAATTAAAGAAGTTAGAACAAATATAAATGATTATCAAGTTGAAGATTTTATTTTAGAGAACTATCAAAGTCACGAGGCAATTAAAGTAGCAATGGTTGCATAAAATTATAATGTTATAATATTGTATAAATAATGAGTTTCGACCTTATGGCATCAGTAATTGGAAAACCAAAAACAGCCGAGAAATTGGCGGCAGAAGCAGCGGCAAAAGCAGCAGCAGAAAAGAAAAGAAAAGAAGATGCAAACGCAATAGAAATGAAAGATATGTCAAAAACACAGCCCCCTGCCACCAACACTACCACCAACACTACCACCAACACTACCACCAACACTACCTCTCCCACTGCCAATGCCACTATCTCTATTCCTTCTCCTTATAGCCCTCCTTATAGCCCTCCTTTTGACCCTAACAACCCTAATCGTGTACATATAGGCGGAAGAAGACGCAAATCCAGACGTGGAAAATCAAGAAAATACAAAAGAACTCTTAAACGTCGCAAGAATAAGACTAAAAATAGAAAATAAGTAATATATATATATTTTTACATTTTTATAATAAAATTGTAAAAAGTGGACGCGTAAAGTATTTAGAAACAAATTATTATTAATAATTATAATTAAATGAGCGCAAATAGAGCAGTACAAGCAGCACAACGAAGACGAGCAGGGGGTCCTGAACCTGCGCCCCCGGGCAGAGGCCCTCAACCATCTATTAATTCATCGCAAATGTTTTCACAGCAACAGCAACAACCACAACAACAACAACAGCAGCAACAACAGCAAGTTAGACCAGGAACTAGTGGGCGTTTGGCCGGTCAACATGCTCAACAAATGCAACAACAGCATCAGCAACAACAACAACAAGACCCTCAACAACCTGCTGCTGGTATAGCTGGAATTAGTAAAATGACTTTAGCGCAAGCAATTACGCTAATTACTTTACGTTTAGGCAAAGTTGAGACGCAATTGCATGAGATTGGTCACCAGCAAATGGGTATGGATATGGGTATGGGTATGAATAATAATGGATTAATGGATGAAAATGGTGAAAATATGGCATTAGTCGACAAGGGATTAATTGACAGCATTATGTCTAGATTAGAGTCACTTGAGAAGCGTTCTCCAAGCACCGGTACATCTAGTCCTGATGTAGCTTTATTGAAGCAGCAATTTGACGGAATTAAGATGTCTTTTGCTCAAAGTACAAAGGTTAGTGTTACACTAACAAAGGAGCAAAAAGAAAATAAGCAACAAATTGACACACTTAAATCAGAATTGTCCGAAACAAAGGAGTTATTGAATGCTTTGCAGACACTAACAATGGATAATAGTCAAAAAATATTTGCTATTATGTCTGGGGAAGATATTGCTTTAGATGAAGGTGAAGCTGATGCTGGTGAAGCTGAAGGTGAAGATGAAGTTGATGCTAATGCTCAAGATGATGAAGATGAGGAATCCGAGTTGGTCGGCACTGACCTGAAGGGCTTAATTGAGCAAGAATTAAACGCCTAAATATTTGTATAACTTTACACTTTTTTACAACCTTGTAAAAGGATATCGATGTCTTTTTTTGCCTTTTTATGTAATTTTACAGACAATTTCTTGGAATAATTGGTTACAAATAGTCGGTCTTTTCGGTGTCTAAAAACACGATGCTCGAATAAAACAATTGCTGTATCCAATGCTTTCAAATAATTCTCATTTTTTTTAAACATTGAATACATAATACACCTATCTATATCATAAGCGGCTAACAAGTCTGCCTCCCTCACAATATGATAAGCCAATTGATGATCACCCAATAATGGGAACCCGTTTTTCTTTACAGTTGAATACGACATTGTCGTGATTATTTGAAATATGACACTGAGTTTTTCAGGTGTCATAACATCGTTTAGGTATTTACGTATTTCTTCAATTCCGTCTTCTTCCGCTACGTATTTTTTATCTATTGTGTCGTGAAGAATTGCTGCGACCACAATAATATCCTTTTGCTCCTCCAAATAAGAGTTCATTGGCAATTCGCTTTCATATATTCTTAGTGCAAAATTGTAGACCTCCATGCTATGCTTCAACGAGTGCGACTCGTCTATATTGAATTTTTTACACAATATCATCACTAACTCAAATGCTTTGTCAATTATTGTTTCCATTTTAGTATTTTATTATATTTATAATATTTACAATATTTTAAATAAAAATATTCAATTTTATTTTATACTTTTACAAATAAAAATATAAAAGTATAAAAGTATAAAAACAAGGACACTAAAATGGAAAATTGTCCAAAAGATATAATAAATTTAATATTAGAATTTGATGGCAGAATTAAATATAGAAAAGGCAAATATATAAATTGTATATCTAAAAATGATGACAGATACAATTTGCTATCTAAGTTAAAAATACCTATTCCGGCAAAAGGTACTATGGACAATGATTGTACACACAAAGAACATTTTGAATATTATATAAAATTCAACGAACTCTATACATTAAGCGTTTGGAATGTAATCTATAATCCGCCAAATAAAATACAATACTTTTTTTATAAAGATTCGAATTCTTTTAATTTCTGGGTTCGAACATAATTTGCCTAAATATTTTGCCTCCCCAATGGAAATATTTTGCCCCCAGTGCAAATATTATATTTTCAAAATTCAAACTTAAAATCATCGCAATAAATCACTATAATATGGCGCAACAATCGTTATCTAATATGTGTTATACAAAAGACAATATTGTTGCATTTGATTACGTTTATTTCAAGCGTCTAGCAAATAAAGACACTTACAATGCAATTACACAACAAATTATTTATAATATTGATTCTGTTCTAACACAACACGACCATTTTGACTGCCAAATCACCTTAAAAATGATGACCATTGGTGACATTGATAAACATATGAATTTCTGGGTTAATTTAACCGGCGTTCTAAGAGAACGTTATCAGTCGAAATTAGCTAAATGTTATATTCATAATATTCCTGCATTCTTTGCCCAGTGCTACAACTTGGCTAAAGTATTTATTGATAAGGTCACACAGGATAAAATACAATTTGTTAAAAAGGAAGAAAAGACTTAAACATAATTTGTTAGTTTATAATAATTTAAACATAATAAATGGAATTAGTTGTTGAACCTGATATTTACACACCTAGCATTGATGATAAGGGATTATATATAGATAAAGTGCCTCCATTTAATTATATAAAAAAAGGGCTTGTTTGCCCTTGTGGCTCTAGAAAAGATAAAATATATGAAACTCATAGTGTGTTTGTAGCACATGCAAAGACAAAAGCGCACCAAAAATGGATTGAATCGCTTAATTTGAACCGGTCTAATTTTTATGTGGAACTTGAGAAGTCTAAAGAAGTTATTTCTAATCAACGACTTATTATTGCAAAAATGGAAAAAGATATTAATAATAAGAACATGACTATTGACTATTTGACGCAACAACTTCATAAAACTTTGATTACTACAAATGCTAATGCTAATGCATCAATTGATTTGTTAGATTTTAATTAATGCAAACTAAAATAATATTTACAATCATATTAGTTGTAGTAGTTGTTGTTGTTGTTGTTGTTGTTGTTGTAGTAGTTGTTGTTTATAATTATAGTATTTGTTTGTAACACGTTTTGCCTCTGCTCTTGTTTTTTCTTATTTAGTTCTTGTCTTTGTCTTAGCATTTCCCTTTGCTTCTGCATTTGCTCTTGTTTTTTCTTATTTAGTTCTTGCTTCTGCTCTTGTTCTTTCCTAATTTGTTCTTGCCTCTGCTCTTGTTCTTTCCTAATTTGTTCTTGCTTAATTATATCATACTTTATTTCCATCTTTGGAAGATTTTCCTTGATATATAATTCAAACTTTGATTTATTAGGAGGGTCATTCCAAATAATAAAGTCATGTATTCGCGAAGCAACATACTCTTGTTGCACTCCATTAAACATATTTATTTCTTTGTCTCTGCCTGAGATTTTACCCTCCAAAAGATAAAATTGTCTTAATTCTGCTTCAGTTATATGTGTTAAAGAAATCATTTTTATTTTACATACAATAATAATTAAAATATTTATTTCAATTTTATTTAATTTAGGTCTTTAAACCTTACTTTACAGAACTTAGAACAAATAAATATTGAAAACCATGCATCAAATTAGCATTTGAAATGCAAAAAAGGTGTAAACCTTGAAAATGTATTTTACAAAGAAAACATATTAAACCTTTCTTATCATTATTAAGCATATTACTTAATGAAACTCTCTATCGAAAATAAACCCAAATTAGAAATGTTTGTTGCATTGTTCCAATTACTTAAGAATTGGAGTAGCCAATTGAACCTGCAATTTGAACCCGGACAACTTTATATTCAGACCATGGACAAGTCTCATATTTGTTTATCTAATATTGTTATTAAGGCCTCATGGTTTTCCGAATATGAGGTCGAAGAAGCAACCAATATTTCTCTAGATACCGGCAGTTTTGCAACCATGATGAATTACGCTTTAAAGCATAATAAGGTTGATATCATTTTCAATGATTCGGATAAGTTATTTATTAATTTACTTAATAATAACAAGGAAATCAAAGATAATTTTGACCACTTCTTTGAATTACCGCTTATGGACGTCGAACAGGAGAATCTTAGTATCCCCGCTGTGGATTATGACGTCGAATTTTCCATGGAATCGAAAAAATTTGGCGACCTTATTTCCGAACTTATGGTCTTTGGTCAGAATCTGAACATTCGGTGCACAGAGGATGTATTGGAATTCAATTCATCCGGTGATTCAGGTAAACTCATGGTCAATATTCCCATCGATAGTTTGAATGAGTTTGCCATTTCAGAAGGCGAACAATTAGATATTTCTTATAGTTTAATGCATATTGGTAAGATGTGTTTGTCGGCAAAACTTGGCAACGAAATAAGTGTCGGTATTAGCTCTGAATATCCTATGTCTTTGAAATATAGTTTAGGCGAGGAGAGTGCGGTTTCATTTTTTATAGCGCCAAAAATCGCGGATTAAGTGGTTACGTTGAAACTAGGAAATTAATTTATTATTTTTATGTAACAATAATGTTAAAAATAATAATAGCGTTTTTCATCTTTTGTGTAATTCTTTTCTTCTATTTGCATATTCAGTTTCATATTAAAACCAGTAATGAACTTGAAATATACGAAATTGAACAAGCATCCAAAGACAAAATGGAGGAAATATGCGACTTAAGGCAACCCGTGTTATTCGATTGTGATGAAGATACTGCAAAAATCACCAAGGCAACTAACAAGGCCTATCTTTTAGAAAACTACCCCATATTTGAGGTCAAAATTCGCGAATCAAAAGATGATAATGAATCGATGTTGTTGCCGCTACCCCTTCATATCATGCACAAATTGTTTGCAGAGGACAAAAATGCGTCCTACTTCAGTGAAGGCAACTCCGACTTTTTGACCGAAACCGGGGCTAAAAAAAGTTTCTCATATAACGACGAATTCCTGAGACCATTTCTCGTCTCGAATTGCAACTATGATGTGCTCATGGGGTCAGCAAATGTTGTAACACCCTTGCGCTACGAAATCAACTATAGGAATTACTTTTTGGTAACACAGGGCTCCTTAAAAATTAAATTAATGCCACCGAAAAGCAGCAGATATTTGTACCCTATTAATGATTACGAAACACTGGAATTTAGGTCACCCGTAAATCCTTGGAACCCACAGACCAAATTTAGAGCCGACTTTGATAAAGTAAAATCCCTTGAAATTGTATTGACGCCCGGCAAATTCTTATTTATTCCTGCTTATTGGTGGTATTCATTCAAATTTGCTGAAAACAGCAGTGTTAGTTGCTTCAGTTATAGAACTTATATGAATAACATTGCTATTAGTCCTCATATTTTTATGTATGCTTTACAAAACCAGAATGTAGAACGCAAAATTGCAAAGAAGATTGATATTAAAATTCTTGGCACAAATAATAATGATACAAATAATAATGGCACAAATAATAATGATGTAAAAGAAGATGTTACAGAAGTTGTAGAAGTTGCACTAGTAAATGAAAATGTTGTTTTAGAAAATACTATTGAAAGCAATAATGTTACTTCTATTGATAATAGCATGATTCCTACAGCACCTGTTAGTGACCTATAAAGTCATTGGTAATACATTATTAAACAAAATTAAAGAATTGAAAACAAATTATAATATAATAAACATATCATTACATTATAATGACTTCACAAATTTACAAAATAATTATCAATAATCGCGATTATCATGAAGGTTCTTGGTCCGTTTCACCTTCCAACTTAGTTGAAGGGTTTGCTCTTGCGCCACTCGACGCCAAACTATTTTCCGGCGACTCATTCTCTTATGACTCGACCAATGGTGTCACAATCGTTGAAAGTGATATAAGAATGAAGCCAGAAATGCCTGCAGTTCTTATAATTGCCGGAAATAAGACTTATGGTCGCCATCCAACTAACAACAAATTGCTATACAGATGTGTGCCAGATGACGTCAGTTTGCCCCCCTTTCTCGTGCCATATGAAATCAAACACATGGGTTTCTCCAAAGTATTTGTTAACCTATTTGTCACCATTAAATTTGCAAATTGGGATAATAAACACCCATACGGCACATTGACGCAGGTTATTGGCCCCGTTGATGTTTGCGAATACTTCTATGAATATCAACTTTACTGCAAGAATTTGAATATATCTTTAACTAAATTAAACAAGGCTTGCAATAAGAGTCTACAAGATAATAAAGAAACATTTGTTAGTAATGTGACAGACAAAGGCATTATAGAAGACCGCACCGATTGGCAAGTATTCACAATTGACCCACAAGGCTCTCTTGATTTTGACGACGCATTCAGCATAAAAACACTCGATAATGGTAACACGCTTATAAGCATATATATCGCCAATGTTGTCGTCTGTTTGGAACGCCTAAATCTCTGGTCCGAACTCACTAAACGCACCTCCACTATTTATTTGCCCGACAAAAAACGCTCAATGTTACCCATTATTTTATCCGATTGTTTGTGCTCTTTGCAAGCCGATGCGCCTCGTTATGCCTTCACTTTAGACCTGGAAATTGATGCATTTGGAACCATTGTAGAAAAACGCTTTATCAATTGCATTATTAAAGTGTTTAAAAACTTTGCTTATGAAGAACGCTCCTTACTTAGACATCCATTATATAAATGTTTGTTAAAAAGTGTTACAAATCTTTTAACCAAATATCCTTATATTAAACTTATCAATGATAGCCACGATGTCGTGTGCTACTTGATGATATTGATGAACCATTTGTCTGCAAAGGAAATGCTTGGCTACAATGTGGGCATATTTCGCTCTGCTGTAATTAATGAAGTTGAAACTACTGGGTTTGCCTCTGATGATGTTAATCAGTTTATTAAAATTTGGCGCGGTAGCAATTGCAAATACATTGATATTACAAGTAATAATTCATTTAGACATGACATTCTTGAACTAGACGCTTATATACATATTACATCTCCCATTCGCCGCCTTGTCGACATTTTGAATATGATTAAATTTCAAGAATGTGCTGGCCTTTACAAATTATCCGATGCAGCACTTGACTTCTATAATGTTTGGAGTAAAGACATTGATTTTATTAATACAACTATGAAAATGACTCGACGCGTTCAAAATGACTGCAATTTGCTTGGGATGTGCAACAATAACCCTGAAATATTGGAAAAGAGTTTTGACGGATATTGCTTTGACGAAACGACAACAGACAATGGCTTTTATAAATATAATGTGTATTTGCCAGACCTTAAAATTACATTGAATATTGTTTCTGATAAGTCGTTGTCTTACGAAAAACAGCAATTTAAACTATTTGTCTTTAATAATGAAGAGAAAATGAAGAAGAAAATACGACTTCATTTACTTTAGAAAATAATATATCACATTATATAATATAATGGCACGAGGTAGTAGAAAAAGAAGGCGTTTAACTAATAGCAAACGGAATAGTAAGCGCAATAGCAAGCTTAATAAGAAGATGAAAAGTCGTAGATTGCGAATTAGAGGCGGCTGAGGAGTTAGCTTTGCAACCGCGGGTGCTAATTCAAGTAATAGTCCTGGCATTTTGGAGCAATTTCGCAACAATAAGAAGCAACAAATGGTCGGCGGATGAAGCGATATAATTGCAAATTAATTAAGTTAAAATTTGTAAAAGTTAAGTTTAAAATATTAGCTACCCTTTTATTTCTGGAATGACGTCAGCACAAAATCACATATTTTGCTGCACTGATATTAGAATAAAATGCAAATATATTAAAATACATTATAATATTATTTATCAAATGATATTATTTATTAATTGATTATTTATTTATTAATTATAACCTCCTTCGAGACATTCTTTATTATTTGAGATATGTTATTGAATTGTTCTTCACTTGTCCCTCCTGACATGGAGTTCATCACTATATTCATGTACTGGTCATTTTTTCTCGATTCTGAATGGATACAATCTGGATTCTCATTTTTCCAAGTCTGTATCTGTTTTATATTTTTGTTTGCGACTTGTTTGATGGCATTCTTTATCACTAGTTTTTCCTCTGTTTCTTTTGTCCATTCATTGTTATCCTTAATATAAAGCACTTCTCGCTTCAAATCGCTACAATGTATTGGTCTTTTTAATGTATCTAAATCATTCAAATTCTTAATGAGAATTCTTGATATTCCTTCAACATAACCTAGATGGCCAAAATTCTCCAAATCTGATAATTGCATCTTTACACTATCAACAAAGTCACTAATATTAATCGCATCTTTACACTTCTCATTCAAAAATAGATTTAGATTGAATGAATTGTGGCAATTTGTATTATTAGTAGTATTATTTGTAATATTTGTACTATTATCCTTTTTAATTAGTTCCATTATTAACCCCTTAAATTCCGAATTTTCCTTAATAAGATATTCTATCAGATTATCCTTTTTTAATAGGTCCATTTTTAATGCCGATTCTGATTCCAATTTTGACTTAGTTTGCGTTTCTATTTTGCATTTTAGTTTATGTTTCCATAATCCACTATTTGTAACATATTGCATTCCACATGTATTGCATATAAAATTCTCTACATTTGCTACTTTTGCTACCTTTGCTACTTTTTGATTTCCAATTATTGTATTATTATGTTTTGATGTGGATAGATGTTTATTATAGTTAAATTTTTTACTAGTAACATAGTCACAAATATTACAGCAATATTTGTCCAACATTTTTTGGCCGCAAAATATTTCCATTATTTCCTAAACTATGGAAATATTAAAAAGTAGCAAAAATAACTCTATTTTTTGAAAAAAATTAGCATCACAATTTTTGCAACTCCAAAAAAATAATTGTGACTGATACCATCAAAAATGCAAAAAAAGTGCTGTTTTCAAAACTTTTTTCGGGTTTCCGTTTTTGGACATTTATAAATGTCCAATTTCCATTTCCCTTTTTACTTTTCAACTTTTCTTTGTTACTGAGAAATAGAGGTATAAAATACACCAAATTAGGAGAGCATAATTGGTAAGGTTTATTTATTATGTATTTTTCTTTGTTTTTTCAGTAACAAATGTGCTTATAAATATTGTTGGGGAAATGTTAAAAAAATGTTAAAGAAACCTTTAACATTTTTCCCACATTTTTACAATTATTTTTCATGTATTTTTTCGATTATAACTTCCTTCGAGACATTCTTTATTATTTGAGAAATATTATTACATTGTTCTTGACTTGTCCCTCCTGACATGGAGTTCATGACTATATTCATGTACTGGTCGTTTTTCTTTGATTCCGATTCAGTACATTCTGGGTTCTCTTGCTTCCAAGTCTGTATCTGTTTTATATTCTTATTTGCAACCTGTTTAATAGCATTCTTTATAACTAGTTTTTCCTCTGTTTCCTTTGTCCATTTATCATTTTCTTTAATATACAACACTTCGCGTTTCAAATCACTGCAATGAATTGGTCTTGAATATGTGTCTAGGTCTTTCAGATTCTTAATGAGAATTCTTGACACACCCTCTACATAACCTAGGTGGCCAAAATTCTCCAAATCAGATAATTGCATCTTCACATTGTCAACAAAGTCACTAATATTAATTGCATCTTTACACTTCTCATTCAAAAATAGATTCAAATTAAATGAATTGTTAACATTGTTGCAGTTATTATTTATATTATTGTTTACAATATTAGTATTATCCTTCTTAACTAGTTCCATTATTAGCCCTTTAAATTCCGAATTTTCCTTAATAAGGTATTCGATCAGATTATCTTTTTTTAATAGACTCATCTTTTTATTAGACTCTATATCTGACTCTGCATCGGAATCTGTTTCTAAATAGAATTTGGGTTTTAATATTTGTTGTTTACATTTCTTTTTATGGTTCCATAAACTCTGACGATGTTTATATTCCTTACCACATTCACAAACAATATTATTTGATATTTCACTATTATCGACATTTTCGACATTCTCGACATTCTCGGCATTTTTTGATGCCAAAATGTAAGTATTTGTAAGTATTTTTGACATGTTTTTATGCTTCCGAGTCATTAGATGTTTTATATAATTACTCTGTTTAGAGCATATAAAGTCACATATATCACAACAAAATTTCTCGGCATTTTCTGGCATTTTTGGTAAGTATATATAATACTTACATAAAAAAATGCCGAAAAATGTCCGCAAAAATGGAAAAAATATCGTCACAAAATTTGCAACACAAAAAATAAAATTGTGACTGATACCATCAAAAATGCAAAAAAAGTGCTGTTTTCAAAACTATTTTTGGGTTTTCATTTCTGGACATTTTTAAAAATGTCCAAAATCCATTTCCCTTTTGACTTTTTAATAAAAAGTTGTGATTGTGATGGAGAAATTAAAATGGATGATATTTTTGTTACCTTTTATGGTAAGACATAAAGTTATTCTTGATTTTATAGAAAATTAGACATAATTTAATCCAAATATAATTTTTATTATTATGTTTTAGCATTTAAATTATAATTTAAAAAATATACTTATATTAGCAGTATTTAATGGCAGCAGCTTTACCAGGAACACCTCGTTTCATGCATTTTAATAAAGCAAATATTAAATGTTTATTAATTAATATTTTAGGACATGATATAATACATGATTATGGACCATCTATGATTGATAGATGGAAAAGTAATAAAACAATAGTAACACAATTCTCAGCAGATAGATTTACAATGGTGGGTGGATTGGGTATGTTGGGTGGCATGTTTCAACGACAAAGACAACGCACTGATTCGGATTCGGATTATGAGGATGACAGAGCGCAAAAATATCAAAAACAACCACTACAGACGCGACAACAACTGCTAGAACTACTACAGCAACAACAACAACGACAAAGACAACAAGATAATTTAATGAAAAGTGCATCTCAAATTTATAGTCAAGTACACATCAATGAAGGAATTATAACAGACCAAATTGGTAATGCAATGTTGTTTAGTTTTTTTGGCAAAGTTATGTATTATTTATATTTAAAACAAAAAATAACTGCTGTTGTTGTTGGTGGCGGTGTCATAAATGCACAAGCAGCCCAAGATTTTTATAATAGTTTGGATGCAAATGCACAGCGTAATGGAAATGTTCAATCAAAAATTAGAGACTATGCAAGAAGTCAAATGAATCTGCCTCCAATAGACCATGACGGACCTTGGACTGATGCAGAACTAATTTTACGACCTGATTGGTCTGATACTCTAATTAATATAGCCAGGATATTTCACGAAGGTCTAAATATATTTGATGCGCAACTTTTTAATGTAAGCGATAATATGTATCAAGATAATTTTGTAAATGTAAATAACAATAACAAAGAAATAATACCAAGAGATATTTTTCAAAATGTACAAGATAGTTTTAGTTTATATGTAAGAACTAGAGCGCCAGGAGGAGCCGATTTCAATGACGATTTAAATTATAATCCACCTGCTGGTCAACCACCTTATAATTTACCTGCTATAACATATACACAATTTTTTGACCTATTTGATGCTTTTACAAAGGATAATAAAAATTTAAGATATAGAAAACCTGCCCAAGGCCAGGATCCAGCGTATGATGTTGTAATTGATGGAGCAGGTAAAATTGATGGAATATTAATAAATTCTTATGGTTTGACTAAAAACAATTACCGGCAATTTGAAACCAGCTTACAGCCGCTTAATTTAAATAATTATCATTTTGAAATTAATGATGTTGATGATGTTGTTGAAATGATTTTTGCAGATGATGATGATGTTGATTATGGTGGTGGTAAAAAAGACATTAATCAAAGTGGTGGCGCTGATGAGCCGTTAAATAGAGCTCAATCTGTAATTTTAATTGATGAGATAAGTCATTTATTAAATTCCATAGTAACTATTAATAATAACAATTATAGTGTTGCTCCAGCAGATCCAGCAGATAGTTCAATTACAATATTTCGTGAAATAGTTGCCCAATATGTAAATTACTTTAATGCCAATAACGATGCCGCAATTCAGGCTTGTGTTGCATTAAGTGTGACGCCACTTGTTTATAATGCGGCTAATCAAGTTGTTATTGCTCAAAGTGGTTATTATGCACTTATAAAACTTCTTCGCAACGAATTTAATGCAATATTTTTGGATGCAAATGCGGTAGGAGATCCAATACCACCTCAACCATCAAAATCAGCCGCTATGTTTGATGATTACAAAATGTTTAGTGATATTAAAAGAAATAAGTTAAGAAATTTACCAAATGAGGAAAATTTTATAAAGACATTTTATTTAAGAATAAATAATTTATTAGATAGTTATCGTGTAATTGTCTCAAAAGATATTGATTTACAACGTCAAGCCCAGGCCAAACTTGACGCGGATGCTAGAAAGGAATTATTGGGCGATTTAACAAAGGCAGATGAAGCAGTCCTAGGTGATTTTTGCACATTTATGGCCAGAGCAGCACTAACATGCACAGATATTATTGATACATCAGGAATAGTTAAATTGCCAAATGTGTGGACGCAACAACTTAACAATGCTACAAGACCTGCCTCATTAACAAACTATTACACAACAAAAAATTTGAATGTTGCAGCACAAGCAGCATTGCCGGCACCTTTTAATAATGTTGCAAATTGGGGTGCAGGAATAGATAGTATTGAAGCGCGTCGCAATGTTCCTCCTCCTCTTGCGGCAGGAGGAGTTAATAATTATTATTTGAGTTCTACTCCTGCTGGGCAACCTGTGGCAAGACAAAATGGCAGTCAAGCACTTGCTAAAGAAACAAGCATATTGCTTTACATTGCTGGTTACGCTGGATATGGAATTCAAGGTAATGTTGATAGAAATATTATAAGCGACACAAATTATTGGTTAGGTTGGAATGATGTTTCAAGTGCAAGTCTAGATGAAGTTTTAATAAAATTTATTAGAGATAAAGTGGGTGTGGGTGGAGCTTATAAATTTCCAGCTATTGAGGCGACAGATAGAATTTTGCAAGCAAATAATATGTTTTGCAGACACGACAATCTTAGAAAATATATTATAAATAATGCAGCAGTTTCCAGACCAGGAGGAGTAAAACCTCAGGAATTTTGTCCATATAGTTCCATTTTAGATGGCATGAGCATGTGTGGTTGGAATAGTTCAAATGGTAGTGGAAGAGAAAGTGGTAATATGAATTTTTGCTATATAGGAGCATTAGATTTTAGCAGTGCATTAAATAATAATTTAGCAACACCAGCGCAAATTAATCAAACATCTTATTATCAAGGCAAGTCAACATTGACGGGAATAGATCCTGGACTAGATGCAGATAATATTCAAATAGAATTAAATATAAGACCAAATGATAATTGGCCATTTCCACCTATCAGTGTAAATGTAAATACAAATATTTCTAGCAATAATAATTTAGATGCTAAGGTGGTATTGGCGACTACTTTGAAAACTTATATTACAAGGATTACAGGTGGAACAATTCAAGGTGCTGCTGTCGGAGCTCCTCCTGTTGTTCCTGCTCCTCTTGTTGTTCCTTCACTAGATCCTGGAGTGTTAGATGTAATCTTTAATACAGGCACATTATTGCATACTGGGATGGGTATGGCAGCTGGTTCAACCAAAAGTGGTATTTTTACAAGATTGTTTCAATATTATAATAATAATCAGAATGTTGCATCATTTGCAAATTTTTATCAAGACTGGGTTTATGGAGAAATAACAAAAAAGGGAATTGGTGATATATTTCAAGAAGTTAATGCTATGTGTAAATATGGTGGATATTCTTTAATTAGACCTAATAATGCTGCAGCTGCAGCATATATGGCTGATAGAGGAACATATAGAGTTTCTTCGGAACGCATTATTTCTTATTTAGAATCCCCAGCAACGCAAACTACTGCTGCTAATTTTACAATGGCAGATAATAATACTCGAATGGTATTCAATGCTGGTGCTGCTGATGCTGCTGCACTAGCTCCTACAGGTGACCAGTTGCGATTATTTATTGCAGAAGATAGACCATCTGGATTCAGAGCAGGTTTTGTCAGAAAATTTGGCAGACAACAGGATATTAATAATCGAGCATCTGGTGGATATTATGATGGAACCAACGCAGGTTCATTTATTGTAAGACCACATGGGCTGAACTTTTGCACTAATGTGGCGCAGGCGGCAGCAGGGGGTGGTTCAAAGCAAAACCGAAAAACACGAAAACATAAGAAAATAGTAAAAACAAAAAAGAATATGAAAATGAGGAAAGGTAGAAAAACAAGAGTAAGAGGAAATCCTATTAAAAAAATGAAACAGAAAGTGCCTAGAAAGAGGATTACTAAAAAGGTAAAATAAACTAACTAAAATAATACATAAATTGTAAAATAATTGTATGTATTATTTGAATAAATTAATAAGAAAACGCAAAAAGATTAAAGCAAATCCAATTGCAACTAACACCTTCTGTATATGTAATACATTTTTCTCAGCAGCATTTAAATCGTCAGTTGGTGTAGGTATAAGAAATTGTGTTCGAGCACTTAAAATGAAATAGTCGTCTAATGGCATTTTATCTGTAGCCAAAAATGCGTAAATTGCACCAAAAATAATAATAAATGAAATATTAAATACAATAGACCTTATTAAGGTTGCTAATATATTTACAACCAATGAATGCATATTAAACAAAATCTTCATTTCTATTTATTATAGAACAATATTAATAAATAAAATCCTTTAAAAAGAAGTCGTTATCAAAACTATTTTCGGATTTCCGTTTTTGGACATTTCTTACAAAGTTGAAAAATGTCCAGATTTCATTTCCCTTTTTACTCTTGGCTCTTTTTTTTGCTATGACTGAGAAAAAGAGAAGAATATATACTCTTTCTTTTTATAACCAGATATGGTAATATAGTTAACATTATAGTATAATAAATTTGTTTTATAAAGACGTAATAGTTTTCAGTCATTGATATTTTGAATCTTATAAAATTATATTGCAACTAATATTTGCGATTAACCAAATGTTCTTATACTTCATTTTAGGAATTATCTTAATATAATATATATATTATACAATGTCTGGTAAAGGAAAAGGAAACAAAAATGTATCAAAAGTATCAGCATCAGCATCAGCACCAGCAACTAAGGGGGATAATAAGTTTATAAAAGTACCGGGAAACCAACGAAAAAATTTTGGACAAGAAATGCAATTTCAAACAGCAGCACCAAAAGCAGCATCAAAAGCAGCACCAAAAGCAGCATCAAAAGCAGCACCAAAAGCAGCAGCAGCACCATCAATATTATCATCTAATAAAAGGGAGCTAGAAAATGAACCTTATGTAGACAACAAAAGCCCAAAAACACAAAGGGGTGACATTTTACTCCAAGAAAAACTTAAAGTAAGTATGGTTGGGACTGATGCAGCAAGTGATACAAGACGAATAGAATTATATAAAGATCAAAATCAAAGTACAAATTTTGTAATGGAAATATTAGGAGTAGATACATTTAATAAAAACTTTGGAACACCTAATAAGGTAGTATATTTGGAATTAATCGCAATATTAATCATTATTAATAAGTACTATTATAAACCAGAAATAGCACCCGGAGGAGAAGTAGGGCCCGGAAGAGGAGGACAAAATGTGACACTTCCTGGAAATAAAGAATATCAAGTGTATTATAATGGTAACATTATATGTACAGCAGGTCCAAATAAAGACTACAATTCGGATGCGTTACTTGGCTTTACATCTGGGCAAAAAGAGGCAGAAGGCGAAGAAGCAGCTGAAGGCAGAGGGTGGTGGGAGGAATCTGCGAATAAAGAAAATAAAAATTTTTTAGAAGATTTAATGTCAATATTTCAAAAGGTTTGTTTTCAGATTGCTGATAATGGCGGAGCTGAGTTGAAAGCAATGTATTATTTATTAATTGTTTCCATAAGATCTCTTAAATTTAATTCAGATCCAGCACAATTATCAGACGCAATAAAAACTACACAAACGCAATATAATCAATGGAAAGCAATGAGTTCTAAACAATTTCAGATTCGAACAGATACATTGTTTGATGTTTTCAATGATGAACCTGCTAATTGTGCTATTACATCGGATAAATCAGCATCAGCAGAAATGGCTGTTATATGTAAAGAGTATCCACTTTATTTTCCAATATTAGTTCCTAGTAAAGGTGCTAGTGGTGCAAAAAATCCTCAAACTATTATAGTGGACAAGGCTTCCATAGGAGCCCTAGCATTTTTTTTACATATGATTATAGATTTAAAAAGTGATCCAACAAAAATATTAAGATATTGTTCTGATGATGTCAACATAAAAAAATATATGAGTAGATTAATTGCCCGTGTTATTTGGGAATGTGAATATTATATAAATGGACTAGACGAGGTGTTTCGAGAAAACCCTGAAGAATATTATAATATGTTACGTGGAAGATATAATAGTTCTAGTAGACAAGATACTTCAATATATTTAACAAAAGAATTCCAAGGTTTATCAAGGTTTACCTCTAATTTAATTAAAATTTTTAAAGAACCACTTATAGAAACAAAAGCTGCTACTGCTAGTTCTACTGCTGCTAGTTCTACTGCTGCTAGTTCTACTGCTGTTAGTTCTTCTAATGATATGAAAGGTATTAATAATTCAAGTAACTCAATTTCAAGTAACTCAATTTCAAGTAACTCAATTTCAAGTAACTCAAATTCAAGTAACTCAATGGCAGAAAACAATGAAGATGCCAACGATGATGAAGATGCCAACGATGAAGTTGACTATGATGAAGGTGCCAACGATGAAGGTGAATGGGAGACTGAAGACGAGGAGATGATTATCAATGAGCCCCAATTCAATTGGCAATATACTAAAGATGATACTCATTTTAAAAAAAAATATAAGGGGAAAAATTTTGAGTTAATAATTGAATTAGCTGCTATGCTTTCTATAAACAGAGCCAAAGTAAATTCATCAGCTTGGTGTATGAACCTTGCTGGTGATTTACAGCGTGGTTTATTTCCTATTACAGATTTAACAGATGTTGATTGGAAAACAATTAATAAAAAGGTTGCAAAGGCTACATTTATAAACGCTTCTAGGGAAAATCAACGTTGCCACGATCATAACGGTTTAAAATATAGAATGCCAATAATTGATCAAGTGTTAGTAAGTATTGATACTGAACATAAAATGCCATTGGAAGCAGACATAAATGATGTCAGGAAAAATATAACAACAGATATTAAGACTGGTAAACTAGTTATTGTAAATGATGAAGTTGATGTAATGAATGTGGACAACCAAAATACTAAACCTGCGAGTACGAGTGCGAGGTCTAGCAGATTAACCCCACCTAATATTTTTGAAAGTAATTATGGATTGACTTTATTAGAAGATGAAAATAGTTATATTATAGAAACTTTAAAACTTGCTGAAGCATGTACAATTGCTCAAAACAGGGAATACTTTGAAATAAATTTTGATTCAAAAAATAATTTTATAACGTCAAATGATCAAAGACCGGCCGCATTTCTTCCTATTGATATTTTTTCTTCATTATTTACAAAAAACCCAATAAATGCAACAATTGATTATACTATGACTCCTCTAATCTCAGGATTATCTGATGAAATAGCAAATCAAATTAACTCAGTTAGAGATTTTAGGAAATCAAACACATCAATATTAAACGCATTATCGGTGGCAGCAGATTATATACGTTTACAATCGGAAAAACTTGCAAATGATGCTGGAATATGTGAACGGATTACTTGTAGTGGTAATTATGATAGTGCAGCTCCATATGGTTTAGCACCTGTAATTGTTTGGGATACAGATGGTAACTTAAAACCATTTGTTATGGATGTGGAATTAGACTATGATTTAGGAAACAATAACCAACATTTGAAGATAAAATATGTATGTAGTACTATGTCAAAGTTGAAAAGAGATGATTTTTATTTTGGAAGATATGAAATTAAATATTATACACCGGTTGAAGACATATATGATGCAGTAAAACGTGTGGATGAGACACGTTTTGAAAAAATTAAAACCGAATTAAATAATAAGAATAATAAAAATTCCATAGCATTTTATGAATATTTGGCTGCTATTTTAAATTATAAATATGATAATTATAATAAACTAGCAAAAGGGGCAAACTCAAACACTTCAAGAAGCCCAGAAATTCTTCAAACTTTGAAGATACAATTTAACAAAGATGATTTTGCATCAATGTGTAAAGGTGCCCGCATATTTAAAGCCACAAATGACGAGTCTACATTAGATAATAAAATTAAAACTTTGTTAGATAATGTGCCAACAGCAAAAGACCCAGCTAAAAAAGATTCTGAACCGTTTATAATGAAATTATTTGCTTTGATTATTGTTAATATAACTGCCGGTGTTTCTTTTCCTGTAGCAACACAACAACAACAACAACAAGCATCATTAAATCTTTTTTCTAAATGTGTCACACAGGTGATGTTAGATGATAAAATTAAAGCACCAGAAAAGCCACTATTTTCTCAAAGTTTTTCTTTGCCTTTCCCCCCGTCATCAGCTGCTACAAGAAAAGATAGGTCAAATTTAGATTCTGCTATTTTAAGTAGAAATAATAGAACTAAAAAGTTGAAACCATCATCATCAAACGCATCAGGGTTTATGACGTTTCGACATGATAATCTATTCTATGATCCTAAAAAAGCGTTAAAAAGAAATGCTACGCACACTCCCCTGGTTGAGTCGCGAATCTCAAAAGTAAACCCTAGACAATACCTTGAGTCAGAAAAAGGCTTGGGTCAACCCAAAAGAGAGGCGCAAACAACTCAAACAGCCGCAAACTCAAACAACTCAAACAACTCAAACAACTCAAACAACTCAAACAACTCAAACAACTCAAACAACTCAAACTGGGACGAAATAACTGAGTATGAAAATAGTGATAACGAAATGAGTGGTGGAAAGGTCAAAAACTTAATTAATAAAAAAATGAAAACCCTAAAGCATTTACAAAAGCATAAAACTAAAAAAAATAATAGTCATTTTAAATTGAAAAAAACAAAAAAATATTTGAAAAATGTAAGAAGGTTTAAAAGAAACACAAGAAAGAAACACTAAATAAATAATACATATATCAAACCTAATATATGTATTATTAGAACAATTGCATGAGAAACCGACCACCAATTACGATTAAACAATAACAACTAACAATTTCTGAACAAGTATTGCATCTTTTTCTACAGAATCATAATTAGAATCATCATTATCATTAGGTATCAAAAACTGCGTCTTAACACTCAAAATAACAGATTCAAACAAATGCATCTTCTTGGTCGCCACACAAAAATAGATTAGTCCAAATATAACAACACAAGCGCTATTAAATACAATTTATTGAAATAATGTTTCCATAATATTTACAAATAGGAAAGGGATTTATATAAATATTCTATTTTAGATTCAAAATAATGGTTTCAGCCAACTTAGCCGTCACTAAATATTCATCGGCATTTGACGCAGGTCGTCTATCTTCAAAGTACCCACAACCCGTCTTTGCAGTTCTGGAACTGATGCGAACAGAGGCTGTTCGGTTTGCGACACCACTCGTAAACTTTGAGAAGCTAGATGTCTCATGTTTACCGGTTAGTCGCAGCTCATTGTATTTGCCATAAACCTTCATATGTTCGTCATGAGCCTCATCAAGGCGCTGAACTGCGTCATATATTGCAGAAATGCCGCCAGGCTCTCGCATTGCCTTAGTCGAGCAATTCACATGCTTTCCTTGACCATTTTTGTCAGGAAATGGCTTTGGATGCCAGTTAATAAATATGTCATATTTGTCAGCAACACAATCCAATATATAACGCGCAATAATGGATTGGTCTGCAACAGCAATTCCTTTTCCGAAAATTTGATATTCCCATTGACTTGCAACAACCTCGGAATTGTAACCATCGTAGCCGATGCCTGCATCAAGACACATAATCATATGCTCTTCTACAATATTGCGACCGGTTGAGACTGGAGAGCAATAGTTCGTTCTTTTACTTTCAATGATTTCACTGCCTTTGCTTTCACTTTCGCTTGTTATAGGAATTCCCATTGTTTTGCTATACATCATATATTCAAATTCTATTCCAAACCAGATATCTTGTGAAATAACGGCGTCTTTGACAAAGATTTCTGCAGCATTATGACGACTATTGCTCTCCAGAGGCTGACCATCCGGGCTATAAGTAGAGCACAAGACGAAGAAACTTTGCAAACCCTTGTGGAATGGATTTTTATATAAAGCACAGGGTTTCAATATGACTTCAGATGCCTCTGTGGTCGCCTGTCCAGTAGAACTGCCATCAAAATCCCAGTCAGGAATTTCTTTGTAGTCTATATAATCACTACTTCTATTCTGCACTAATTGCCTAGCAGAAAGAATACGAACCTTGCTAAAGAGTTCATTATCTAGACCGAGCCAGATATATTCAACTATTATTTTTTCACTTTTAGAAATAGAGTATGACATTGTATAATTATTATACAATGATTTAATAAATTATTTTTAAATCAATTTTAAAAAAACTTAAAAGTCTTAATTACATTACATTGTTTCCAATGTTTTCATTTTGAAATATTTAAACATACAAAGACTGATTTGTTGCTACAAATTTGAGTGTTAATTCCGGTATTTGTTTCAGTTTATGTAAGAATTCGACGTCACCTGTTAGTTCAGCAATGCGTTCCATCTCGGAACTGATATTGTTAATTTTAAGAAGCGCTTTTACAAACTCGCCTAAGAATATCTCCTTTTCAAAACCAATCTTATCCAAAAGTTGTTTGCATTCAGGTTCATTAGTGCAATGAGTCCATTCAATGACGTAGTCAATTAGGTCAAAATGCATTGAATAATCGACACCAGTATCAATGCGCTGCTGAATATCGAATTCCTTCTTGTCTTCATAAATATTGAACACTTCAGTAATGAATTTCTTTATATTTGCAAATTCATCATTATCGCTTAATTTGTAATCCATTAGTGCTTCAGGCACAGAAACATTAGTGAAGCAACTGAATAATGCAATGAGTTCATAAACGTCAAATTGTTGTAGCCGTTTGGACTCGAGCAGGTCGGCAAATATGAGGCAATGAACTTCTCTTAAACATGACGCAATTTTTCCTTTTAAAGTCAAGCATTCTTTTTCTATATTTGTTTCACTTACGATTGTTTCGCTTACGATTGTTGATTCTATTTTGTCATCACATATGCTCGCATCCACAGCAACTTCACTGACCTTAGTTGTGCTTGTTAGAGTAACCAAGAAACCTTCTTCTCTAAGCAAATGCAATACATTTTCCACATCATCATTGATGCAGTTATTTAGTGCATCATATTGTTTGGTTAATTGCGTTAATTCTGCAACTTTTTCGTTATATTTTTGTATTGTTGCATTGTCTTGCTCTATATATTTGAATTCATCTTTGATTTTCTGCATTTCCTTTTCGAACTCTTTGCGTTTTTTATTGGCATAATTGTCTTTCTTTGTTTGTAGGTCCAAGTATTTTTCAACTATATCTCGTGGTGTCCGCATTGTGCTAAAGCTTAAATTCAATCGGTCTATTTCTTTTTGGCATTTTTCTATTTCTAATTTTATTCCTTGTGCTTTGCTAGCCAAATCATCTGTTACCATACTCTTCTTTGCAAAACCGACCAAATTGGTGTCACCGATATCAATTAGGTTTAGAAGTAGATTGTATGATATTTTGAACTTGGATTTCAGCGTCTGTGGTTTGCCGTTCATCATTGTCTTGTATGCAACAATATTTGTGTCGCGGAACAGGTTATTCAGATGTATAACATGACCGACAGAATCAAGTCCTAATCTGCCACTGCGTCCTGAAGATTGTTGGTACTCATGTCCTTGCAAAATTCTTATACCAGAGCCATCGTGCTTGTAAATATCAGTGAATATACATGTTTTGACAGGCAAATTGAGACCAATCGCAACTGATTCTGTTGCGAATAGCATCTTAATAAAGCCCTTTGCAAACAGAATTTCCACCATTTCTTTAAATATAGGTGTCATACCTGAATGGTGAATCGCGATACCTTTGCGAAGCAAAGACATTAAATTCAAATACTCGGGTAAATTCATATACTCCTTGAAATTCGGCAACTTCCTAATAATTTGCTCACATTCGCGGTCAATTGTATATGAGACTTTTGAATCAAATTCAAGCAAATTTGTTGTTACTTCGTGAGCGCAAATTTCTAATTGCTTTCTAGAAAAGACGTAGCAGATGGCAGGCAACATTTCTTTTTCTGTTAAGTATTCTGCGACCTTATTTAATACTTGTTGTCGTTTTACTCGGATGCCATTGTCATCAAAATGTTTCAACATTTTGCTCATTGTTGAATAACCTTGGTCGTTAAATGTGCCATTTGCATCTTGGATTACAAATGGCTTGTCAATGTTGCGTTTGATTTCCTCTTGCGTAGCTTTGTCTTTGAATACCTTGCCGACACCGGTTGCCGTAATGAAGCTATAGTGTGTTAATGGAACGGCTCGAACAAGTTTTTTTGTTAGATAAACGACCTTTTCACCTGTGGTCTCTTTTTCGCCTCTGGTCTCTAACCATGACGCAAATTTCTCTGGGGTATCCAAAGTCGCCGAAAGACCTACAATTTGGATATGCTTTGGTAGCATCATAATGCTATTCTCCCAGACGTGTCCTCTGCTAGGGTCATTAATCATATGTATTTCGTCGAAGATAACACATCCTAATTCGTATTCAATATCCATATCAAAGGAAGTGCTAGGATTTTTAATAAGTGTTCCCCCACTTTTATCTTTATTTAAGAGGATTTCAGTTTTTCCGCATTTAAGTTGATAGAGTTTATTTAATAGGATTTCGGTTGTCATTATAAGCACGTCTGCGTCTGGATTGCATTTAATATCTCCTGTGATAATGCCTACACTAATATGCTCATATTTTTTTGAGAAATCGTCGAATTTTTGATTGCTAAGGGCTTTGATAGGAGAGCAATAAATCACTTTCTTGCCTTGTTTTACAAAGAAATCTAGAGAGAACTCAGCAGGTAACGATTTACCTGAACCAGTTGGAGCCGTTACTAGAACATGCTGTCCTTCTATAATTCCCTCAATCGCCCATTTCTGAAAAATGTGCAGAGGATATTTAAATTTGTCAAAGTGTTCTTTGTATTTCTCTTCATTTTCAGAAGGATAATTATTAATGTCGCAGATTTTAACCATTTTCTTTTATTACTATATTTATGTAGGGAATTATATTTAGATTGTTTTGAATCAATTTTTATTTGACAAGTGCATGATTTTGTAATTGTTTATTTCTCTAATTAGATTATGAAGACATTAAAACAAAAAATGAGCAAAAAAAGGTTAACTAATAAGAAAACCAGAAAACAATTTTTATACAATCCTAACAATCCTAAGAAATCATTTGATGTTTATATAGATAAAAATCCAAAAGACACAATTAACATTAAATATACAACATTGGAAGATGTTAAGAATACTATTAATAAACTTGAAAAGTTGTATAAAGATAAAAAGTATACACATAAACGCATATGGCAAGTGGGTATGATTATGAAAGTGCGCTTAGAAGTATTGAAGGATAAAAAGCCACAACAATATGCTTTATCTAAAAAGTATTTTGAATTTTTAGGAAAGAGAACGAAATTAGATAATAATAAACGTTATAATAGTGTATTCAAATTTTAGTGTTAGTGTTATTTTTTACGATATATAATTTTGCACAATTGTCCTGATTTGCAGAACCTATTTTGGTATAAAATAACTTTTTAAATAAAAATAACTTTTAACAGCTTCGCAAGAAAAGTTAACAAAATATAATTATTATATAATTATTATTATATAACAATGGACTATGATGAAATAGATGAACGCGACTTTATTACTGAAATGAATAATAGCGAAGAATATGGAAGAATTTTTCATATTATGGTTCTGACAAGACGTTTACTTTTAGAACTAGAAGGAAGGAATCCGGACGATGGTCCTATGACATTGGCGACGAGTTTATTACATCCGAAACCGAGATTTCGTCTTACTTGGAATAACGTAGCAGACAGAGTGCCAATAATGAGAATTGAAGCGAACTATATTCTTCGCGAATTGAAAAACATAAATAACCGCGTAGATATGTTTGAACCAACTCATAACCAGCAAAAAAAAGCAAATTCTTTTATTATTTCACTTAGTAATTATTTGACCGAAACTGCTGCTACTGCTATGCCAATTACTTACAATATTAATTCTAATGAGGATTCTGATTCTGATTCTGATACTGAAGCACGAGGAATAAAAAAAAGGAAAAGAAAAAGCATAAAGACGAAATCAAGGAAATCAAGAAAATCAAAGAAAACAAGGAAATCAAGGAAATCAAGGAAATCAAAGAAATCAAGGAGATAATTTAGATTTAACGCCGTTTTTTTAAAGATTGATATTTAAATTGTCTTATTTTTTTAGAAGAGGAAATTAATAAACAAATTACAAGAATTAAGAATGATGAAAATAATGAGTTGTTAGAAGTGATTGAATTGTATTACGACAAATAATATTTAAAACATTATTACATTATAAATGAATAATGTCTAGTAATAACAATTCTTATATAATAACAATTTTACAAAACTTTGAAAAGCCTGAACAAGGTTTTATAAAAGACAAAGAGTGTTTAATATGCTTGGAACCATTTGACCTAGAATTAAACCAATACGTTATGTTGCCTTGCAAATGTGCCAATTCAGTGTATCATATAGGTTGTATAATGCTACTATTAAACTCAGGGCAAAATAAAAACTTTTGTCCTCATTGTAAAACCAATTATAACATATTAATGCAGAATCAAATACTGCCAAATCTTACACACATACAGCAAAGAGCACAAGAAATGCAGAATTTACAAGTAACAAATTTTACACATATATTAATGGTCCATATTTTATCCAATTCAATAATGAATATTATCAATATAGTTGTGGCAAGAACTAGTCTTGACATGAATGTTGACGAAGCATTGCAAGTATTAATAATGTTTTATTTTTGTAAATTATTTTTTAATTATTGTATTTTGATGTATTCAAAAAGTCACATTGAAAAGATAGAAGATTGCTTAGTTTTTAGTTATTTTTATCAAATGGTATTATTTGGACTATTAATATATTCTCTGACTAAAATGAAAAATGATATTAATTTTATTGTTTTAATAGTTAACAATGTTTTGTTAGGCTTTGGCGACTTGACATTCAGAATAATTATAGAATGTAAAATGACAAATGCATAGTTAAATAAAAAATTGAATTGCTTTTCTTTTCTTTAAGTTGTTTTATAATATATATAACAAACCAAGCCTAACTTTAAACAATGAATGCTAACGCAAAAGGAGGTAGAACAGGTGAGAGAATCCGCAATAGAGATAGACCAGCAGAATATTTTGAATCCGAAGAATACAAACAGAGACAGGAAGACTATACAAAAAGAATGGAAGAATATACTAGAGAACAGAGAATTGAAGACCATAAGAAACGCCAGGCACAGAAATTGCTCGAAATGAGACTAGAAAAATCGATGGGTACCCAGACGGAGGCTATTTTAAAGCCGACTTATAAGGAACTACAGAAGCAGCCGTTTTTAGCACGAATAACTGCCACACTAGAAACAAATGACCATGACGGATATTGCTCAAGCGAAGAATGCGAATACAAAAAGAAGATAGTAAAGGCGAATATTCCTGTTCCGGATAGATATGATTCTCGTCCTCTTGGTGAATTAGAGGATAAATATTTGAAATTGCACGAATGGGCAAACCACTTGCCGGTACCTGAAGTGAATGTTGAGGGGTCTGAATATTGCAGATTTGTAAAACCGAAGGGAGGTGTAGGTCCACACGAATACAGATACACGATAAAGAAGGTGGAGATTATTGAGAACCCAAAGTATGATGAAAGCAAGGATGATTATACAACTATAAAGACTATTACGGCAGCAGAGATGATTGCGGCACTAAGCAAGTTGCCACCGGACGCCAAGTTGGTTATAACTGAGAGCGGTTTCTACTCCAATTCGGAGTTTTCTGAAGTCAAGTTACCAGAAGAATATATCGTTGGCAGCAAAGGCGTTATAGATGAACGGATTCGCGGGCTATCCAAAGGCGCCAAAGTGTATAGGATTGGACACAGCGAACAACATTATTAATTTATAAGGACGTAAGTCCGACTATATATTTTGTATATTTTGTATATTTTGTATATTTTGTATATTTTGTATAATTTAATTTAATTATTATAAACCTGTTTTTTTATTTTATTAAATGCAAATACGATATATATGGGTTATGATTTTTACTATACTTTATGCCACGAATTCTAAAATTAATCCATATATCATCATTCAAAGTTAAATGTCCAAATAATATTTGGTCTCCAAAAGGCAATTGAACCATATGAGTAACACCATTATATGCATACAAACCACCGGAGCTTTCAATAAGTGGTTTTTGTAATAATAATGTAAATATTGGCATATTTTTATCAAGCCTTCCAACAATTCTATTATCTTTTGTTAAAACCTGGTTATTAAAAGATAAAATCTCTTTAACATTGTCTAATGGAATGTTTTTGGCAGTTAATGTTGTCATTATTGGAGTAAATTAATATTTAATAAACTTAATTAATTAAGTTTAAAGTTCAATTTTTTATGCTTTGATAAAAAATGAATGTCTTCAAATTATTAAATGAATATAGTTGAACAATGCTTGCAAAAAAAATTGAATTGCTTTTTTTCTCTTTAAATCCTTTTATAATATATTAAAACCCCAGTCTAACTAACAAACATTCAATTATCAACTAATTTTAAAATGGACGCCATTAACATTCAGTATAACAATAACGATATTGTTATTTCGAAAAGGGTAATTGTAAAATTTATATATATGATGGTATATGTATGCATTTACGCAATTAATTATAAGAGGATAAACGCATACTTTAACAAAAAAGAAGAAAAAGTTGAAGAAAAAGAAACAGACTGGGGCATCTGGACGGAAGAAACCAAGCACGAAGAAAAGGATGTTAACAAATGGTATTATGTTTTAGGAGATTTAGTTTATAGATATAAGGGTGAATGGGCAAATGGTTGGGTAGATGGCAAAGGCACCAAAGAAATCTATGGTTCGCCTGGTGTTTCGCATTCTATTCTGGAATGTAATTTTGTAGATGGTTTGGCAAATGGATATGGCAAACAAACTTTTGATATAACAGAAGA